TTACCACTCTTCGAGGTTCTGTCTTCGTCGCTCGTCGTTAAGAGATTGGGTGAGTGCTTTATGATTCACATATACGACACAATATCCATTGAACGGAACGAGTTTGATTTGGACTTTGCTTTCATCCCAAATGTTGATGCCTGGGGGAAATGGCGTGGTCAAATGGAACGAGGGTTCTGCAAATGTCTGACAAAGCTGTGCAAAGACGGCCTCAGTATTTCTGTAAGCTGCCTGGACGCTCAGCAGTTTGTTTCGATAGAACCAGAACGAGGGAAGCTCGCCTAAATAATAATTCATCCCTATATCTAGAATATTTATGTTATCAGCTTGAAGAACATATTCAGTTGGCTCGTATTTTTGCGCAATATTATCTGATTTTTTCAGCTTCAGTTTTTTCGTTGCCTTTGGAGACTGCCCCCAGCCGAGATCGGCAAAACCTCTGTTAATCTTGGCGATCATCATTGGTGCTCTGGAATATCCGGGGTTAGAATCCTTATAAACAGTGACTTTTGATTGGGTATTGAGGTTTCTGTCGCTTGTTATCATTATGAGCGACGTAATGCTCGCTATGATGAATATAAGGAAAAGAAATGCTTTTCCTGCTGAACCTGAACCTTCTGTTTCTTTTTTCACAGTTGTCCCTCCTGTGTCCACGTATAAACGATCTTGCCGATCACGGTGAAGCCGCCGGATTTTGCGAATTCAGCCGAAATATTGAACTCTCCGTCGTCGTTTTCGATGATGTATCCCGCGTCTGGAGGAATCTTGCGCACGCGCTGAACGGATGTACGGCCATTGTAAGAGATCAAGTAAAACTTGCATTCTTCGTCCACTTCGCTGACTGGAGTGAATACGGCGGTCAGAACTTTTTGCAATCCGAAGCGTCCGAGGTTGAACGATTCGTTCTGAACAATCGCAAATGGCGGATTCTCGGCGTCGCTATCTGCAAAGTTTTCTTTATCTGTGATTACAAGTCCGACATGAACGGCGCCGGACAATCCATATTTGACGACATCGGAGTAGTTGTACTTTTTCAGGCTGATATAAACGTCGCCGGGACTCTGCGGGAAAAGTTCCTGCGGCAACTTCCTCCCCGTCGTTACGCTCTGATTGATCGTGCCGCTGTTGTGGCTGTTGTCGGAGTTAAATTGAACATTGACATTGTCGCCCTCGTTGGTCGTCTGACTGACGGGGGCGCTTTTTTGTTCTTGCGGCGACATGAGTGCGTCTACGGAGACGTTGAGGGCGCGAGCAATACTAGCCAACACTGGAATAGATGGTTGAGTCCGTCCAACTTCCAAGTCGTGAAGGTAGCCGACGCTGATATTGATTTCTTTTGCTAAGGAAACTCCTGTTTTTTTTTGTGCCTGTCTCATGAGCCTGATATTGGTACCAAGAATATTGCTTTGCTCCATTTCTATCCCTCCTATGAAGATTTTACGTCAATAGCGAAAAAACAAAAACACGGCTTAAAACGAAATTTTACGCTTGACACGAAATATTTGCTATGATAGTATTCGTGTAGAACGAAATTATTAAGGTGAGGTGCAGTCAATGTGCTGGCATGAAATCAGAAATATTCTGATTAATGCGCGAGTATCACAAAAAATGAGCTTAACAACTCTAGCTCGCATTACTCAGACAAGCCCAGGTTACATACATGACATAGAAATAGGCAGAGCTACTCCTAGCTTAGACATGCTTAATCGTATTGCTAACGCGCTGAACGTAAAAATTTATGCAGAATCAGCAAGTGAAGAGTAAGGCAACCTCAGCACCAAATCAGAACCAAAAAATCTTTAACAGGGGGTAACAGAAATGTCACAGAACGAGTATGCAGATGTTGCGGCGCAGGTGACGCAGTACAGAGAGCTTACAGCTCAGATCGAGGCGCTGACGAAAGCGCGAGATGAGGTCAAAGATCAGATTATCACCATTATGGACGCCAACCGCTTAGAGGTGTACACGGGCGAGAATTTTACGATCCGCTACAAACCCTACGAGCGCACCACCTTCGACAGCAAAGCGTTCGCCAAGGCCTATCCGGCACTGTACAACGAGTTCACTAAAACAAGCGTTTTTACTCGATTCACCGTTGTGTAAGTCTTGCGTAAAACAGATGTAAGTCAGGCCGAAACGGGCGACATGTTCCGCCCGTCTTGCAGTGAGGCTGCAACTGATGAGGCCAAAGGGGTGATTTGTTTTGACATTAGGTAAGGAGATCAGTGCACGCAGAAAGAGTCTAGGACTCACTCAGGCACAGCTGGCTGAGAAATCGGGTTTTAGCCGTGTTCGAATCTCAGCATGGGAGCACGGCGAAACGTCCGGTATTGGAGCCCGCAGCATTGCCAAGCTGGAACAGGCGTTGCAAGTTGAGCCGGGCGAGCTGTTCCTGATCTATCGCGCGGCGAACGAATAGAGGGAGGGGGCGAAGCTCATTGACGGCGCTTGAAGCATTGGAGGGCATGAGTTTTGAAGATTTTCTCGACGCCCTGACGAAGCGCATGAATCAAAAGGTTCTGCTTGGGTACAAGGAAGTCACAGAACTCACGGGGCTTTCGGCTCCAACGATCCGTAAACTCTTCAAAGCGGGCAAATTTCCGAAGCCATTCATAGGGACAGGCGCGCAAGGGTCCGATGTGCGCTTTTTACGTTCTGACATCGTAAACATAAGAAAGGTATAGCGATGGACTTTCCGAAAAGATACCGCGAACCTGGCAACAAAAACCCCATCTATGTCGGTATCTACACAGAGCCCTACGGCAAGTCGGCTACAAAATCATGCGGCGCAGCTCAAAAACCGTCTCGGCGCCGTACAACGGCATGGACGGCGACAACGAGATCCGCAACATGACCTGGTATCGCGAACATGACGCGCAAAGCTATCTCGATTCCTTGGCAAAAAGAAGAAATTGGAGGTCTGTATGATGTCTGACCTGCTGACGATTATCTGCGTGGTTGAGTTCTTCTTATTCCTGTATCTGGTGACAATGGCGCTGCGTATCTACTCGACAGAGTACAAGGCGCGGCGTGAGTGGCGTAAAGATGGACGGCGAGACTAGGCAAGCGCGAGGCGACAGCTTCGGCAAACGTATCAAGCTGGCCATCGATATCGACAATGCCCTGTCGGAATTGGGTATTTCAAATCCTGAATTTGCCAAAATGATCGGCTGCAATGCTTCTTCCGTTGCTTCGTGGAAAGAACTTGGGCCTACACCCTCATCGAAGTTTTTCAGCCGCATCATGGACGAATTGGGCCTTGACCCGGAAGATTACGGCTTTGACATGCGGCGCAAACCTTCAGAAATCGGCAAGATCATCGCCGCTGCGCGTTATGAAAAAGGATTAACGCTGCAACAGCTGGCAGATCAGTGCGGCACTCACATAGACACACTGCTGAAGATCGAAAAAGGGGTAAGACGCCCGGCGCCGCGAACGCTCAAGGCCGTCTGTCGCGTGCTGGGCATTGATGAAGAAGAAATGCTCATCAAGCGAGAAGAGATGCCCTGCAACAAAAAAGAAAGAGCCGCCGCGCTGGCAGGCACGACGACTCGTAGAACAAAGTGAGGACTGGGGAGCCCTCGTTTTGATTATAGCACGAGAAAGAGGTGAAACGCATGAGCACAGAGAACACGCTGAAAAGGTCGATCGTGGATTTGGCTCAGGGCGCGATCAAAGAGCGCATTGATGTGGAGATGGGCAAGATCATTGCCAACATCATGAACGAGAACACGAAGCCTGACGCCAAGCGAAAGCTCACGCTGACATTGGAATTTTTACCTGATGAAGACCGATACAGCGTCGGCGTCAAGGCGGTCGTCAAATCGCAGCTGGCGCCGCTGAAATCGGTCGCAACGTCGCTGAGATTGGGTGGAACGGCAGAGTCCCCAATGGCCGTCGAAGCAAAAGCCGATCTTCCGGGGCAGGGAAGTCTGTTTGAAGAGAACCGGCTTATTGAGCTGAATGTTGTCAACAGCTGAAAGGAGAACATGAAAAAATGATTGCAGAAGCCATCAAGACGTTGCTGAACGTCGCCAAGCCTGAGGTCAAGGAAATCAACGGCGAAAGCTATCTCGTTAGTTATCGCGGATGTGAAAGGATCGCCCCGGTTGACTACGAGCCACGTTCTGCAAAATTGCACAGTCTTGACGCCGTTGTGAAGCTTGTAGAACAGGATAGTGTAGAACTCCCTGCGCCGCTGTTTGTGCATGTGATTGCGCACGATCGCGTTCTGGTCTACAGCGACTTTGCGTGCACAGTAGCGGATAGAAAGATCCATCACAATCCTTATGAGCGCTTTCAGCTCTGCGAAGCAGTCTGTGATGACATTTCGCCGTTCACGGATCGAACGATGAATTACGACGAAGCGATGGTTGCTCTGCGCAGCATGTTCATTCAGAACGAAGGAACAGAGTATTTACTTGACCTGCTCTCATCGATCACCGAAGACGCCAGTGCCAAGAGCGAAGACAACGGACTGTCGCAGACAGTCACAGTCAAAAAGGGCATCAGCCTGGTCGGGCGCGTAGAGGTCAAGCCGCGAGTGCCGCTGAAGCCGTTCCGGACATTCCTTGAGGTTGAACAGCCTGCAAGCGAGTTCCTCCTGAGAATCCTGCCCGAAAAAAACATCCATCTGCGGGAAGCTGACGGCGGTGTGTGGAAGCTGGCTGCCAGAAGAAATGTTGCAGCGTATTTCGATACGGAACTAAAACATCTCATCGATGCCGAACAGGTTATCGTCATGATCTAGGCTGGCAGGGGGGGACTCCATATGTCTGCAAAACAGGCGTCGGAAGGCGGGGTAAAGCAAAATTTGACGATCAGGTTTTCAGCTGAAGAAATCGCATGGCTGAACGAGATTGCCGAAAAGGAGTATCGCCCTGTCGCCAGCATGGTGCGCTACATCGTGGCTCAGTACAGAAACGATCTGGAGGCTGAAGCTAAAAAGGTACGTCAGAATCAGACTGTGCAGACTTCTGAAGATGCTGATCTTCGCGCCAACGACGAAGTTCCTCCGTAGTCATAAGCTTGCCCTCGTCGTGGACGTAAGTCAGTTGGTTTTGAGCGAGATATTCATCGAGCCCTTGTGAAAGAAAGTAGAGCATTTGATTCGCAAGAGGACGCATTTCACGGTCTGCGACCAGTTGGAGCTTTTCACGCATTTCATCGTCAATACGTACTGTCATGTTCTTTTTTGCCATTAAATCGCCTGCTTTCTTGTTTTTGCTTTCCTAGGATTATAACACTCTCAGGGGGAAGCACTAAAACGCAATGCGTTTAATGTTGACAGAATGCGTTTTTAGGTTTAAGATAATCGCAATTAAACGCAATGCGAATAATTGCGTTATAAATGAAAGGCGGTGAAAAGCATGAAATTAACCATCGTTTGCAATGTAGCACTGTCGCTGTTCCTTGTCTGCTGCCTGGGCGAGGGGCGCGCGGTCGAAGGCTGGGGGCTGGCGTATGCGGCAATGCTGTCGTACTTGTCCATCATGGGACTGTATTGGCATTACATGCACGAAGAAAAGAGGTGCAACGAATGATCGTTCTTGAACATGTTCATGTTTCGTGGCGGCAGATGATGGCGCGAAAACTGCGCCGGGCGTGGCACAGGTTTTGCGATGCATATTGCAGATAAAAAAGAAGCCGTTCAGGCTGCGGCATCAGTCTGAACGGCAAGGGGTAACGAAACGGTATGCACCAAATCGTTGCCCCTGATTATATCACATTCAGGGAGGTAAAAGAAATGATGTCTGTATCAACGCAGATCAGATGCTTCTGCGACGAATGCGAGTATTGCGAGACATACTGTGGTTATGACGATGCGTACGGCGCGAGAGTGTGTGTCTCTGAGTCTGATTGCGAAGCGGGCGGTGATCCTGAAGACCTCGGCTGCCCGCGCCGTGAAGAATATCTCGAACTGCTCGAAGAACAGGAACATGAGGAGGCGGCTGAATATGCGCAAACTGCCGACTGATAAAAAACAACTCGCTCTTGACGTTGTCGCCAAAATGCTTGAAGAGTTTGCAGATTCTCCCATTTCGAACGGCGAAAAGATCATCGCTTTCGATCTGACCGTTTACGTGGCAGACAAGTCGAGCATTCAGCAGCGCGGCATGACCTTGGGAGCTTTTGACGTGGCTGACGCGAGGTTCAGGCTTGCAGAGATTCGTCGCGAGTACGAAAAAAGAATGCTCAAAATGGAGGTCGAAGCAGAATGCCCAGACGACTGACATCTACCATCGGGCTTTCGCGCGAAGAATGGCTTGAAAGGCGTTCCGCAGGCCTTGGCGGCAGCGATGCTGCCAAGGTCTTTGGATTGCTCCCGTATCCTGACTCAACGCCTTATGCGCTCTGGCTCAAAAAGACAGGTCAGCTTCCTCCTGAAGAAGAAAGCAGCGAGGCAGCGCACTTCGGGACGGTGCTCGAAAGCGTCGTTGCCTCCGAATTCATGGAGAGATCGAAAGAGTTGTACGGCTCTGAAATGAAGCTCCGCCGAGCGAATTACATCTTTCAGCATGAAAAATATCCTTGGATGATCGCCGACGTTGATCGCATGGTTGTGGGCCAGCCTGATGCAGGCTTTGAAGCGAAAACAGCGAACGCGTTTCTGGCCGACGAGTGGAAAGACGATAAAGTCCCCGATGCGTACTACGTCCAATGTCAGCACTACATGGCCGTCATGAATTGGAACGTCGTCTATATCGCGTGTCTGATCGGCGGTCAAACGTTCGTCACGAAGCCGGTCATGAGAAGCGATGAGTTCATCAAGGCGATGATCGAGCGTGAGGGCGAGTTCTGGAATGAAAACGTCGTCAAGGGGATCGCGCCTCCGATGATCGCTGCCGATGATCCGACGTTGTATCACCCTGACCAGACGAATGAGACATGGGCTCCGGCGACAGAACATGCGCGAGAGATGGCGAAATCGCTCGATTCGGTCCGGCGCTCTATTCGCGCTCTCAAATCACAGGAAGAAGAACTCAAAAACAACCTCGCGATGATGTGCGGTGACCGTATCGGCATCGAGGGCATCTGCACATGGAAGCAGAACAAAGCGAGCATGAAGACCGACTGGCAGGGGCTGGCGATTGAATTGGGAGCAAGCACAGACCAGATCGAAAAGTATACGACCGAAAAGCCCGGTGCACGGGTCTTGAAAGTCATCCTGAAAGGAGTTGCATAGAGATGGCAAGCGCAAGCGGCGAAAACGAGGCCCTGCTCAAAGCGATCGCAGTAAAAGCGAACGCCGGTAAGGCTCTGAGTTCTAAGGAGATGAAGCAGTATGTCGGCTCGAACGAAATCATGTCCAACATCGCGGCACGGCTACCTGCACATCTGAAAGCGAACGCGGAGAAGTACAGCAAGCAGGTGTTGAGCCTGTTCACGTCCAATCCAGAATTACAGAAATGCCACCCGATGACGATCGTCAATTCGCTCGTGATCGCGTCTTCTTTGGGACTCGATCTGACGCCGCAGCTGGGCCAGGCGTACATCATCCCGTATAAGTCGAAGAAAAAGGTCAACGGCAAATGGGTCGAGGTGAATGAAGCTCAGTTCCAGCTTGGTTACAAAGGCGCGATCGACCTGATGTATCGTTCGGGACAGATTTCCGATATTTACGGCTATGAAGTCCGTGAGGGAGATCATTTCGTCTTCAAGAAGGGATTGAACCGCGTTCTTGAACATGAGGACAGTAATGATCCTGACCGTGAATTGCGACCTGTCACTCACGTTTACATGGTGATCCGGCTCAAAGACGGCGGCGCGATTTTCGATGTGTGGAGCTATGACAAGATCGTGAATCACGCGTTGCAATACAGCAAAGGCGCGGTCAAGAAGAACTACAGCACGGGCGAGGTCGTCTACGGACCTGACGGCCGGCCGCAGTTCAACGAAAAAAGCCCTTGGGCCACTGCATTCGTCTCAATGGCCAAAAAGTCGATCCTGATGAGCCTGAGAGCATCTGCGCCGCTTTCGGTGGAGTTGATGAACGCATTCGAGATCGAAAACCGCACGGTCAAAGACGAAGAGATTACGGTCGAGAAGGACACAATGCCGGCTGCGCTTGTCGATGAAAGACCGGCAGAGGCAGATACGGTCGATGTGGTAGAAGACGCGGAAGTAACGACTGACGCAGAAGTTGTTGAGCCGCCGGCAGAAGAATTCCCGCTGCCGCCAAGCGATGAAAACGGAGCTGTGTAGCGACAGTCGCCGTGAGCGACATAGGAGGCCGCCATGACACCCACACGAGAAGAAGTCGAAAACGACGCATTGGCGGCGATGAGGCAAGCGGGGCTTTGTCCGAAGCTCCCGCTTGTCATGGATGGGACGATGCAGAGATGCCCCGTCGAAGGACGCCCGCGAGGGAGAGACGGGGCATACTGCATCCATCTTGACAACTGGCCGGCAGGCTGGTTTCAGAATCATGTCGGCAATCAGCCGGTCGTGAACTGGAAATATCAGGGGAGACCTTTAAGCCCCGAAGAAAACGCACAATTTCGCAAAGAGGTCGAGGAAAACCGCAAAAAGCGCGAGGCAGAGCAAAAACAGGCGCAGAAAAAAGTCGCAGACTTTATCGAAAAGCTGACGCCCATGCTGAAGCCCGCAGCTCAAGATCATCCTTACCTCGTCAAAAAACAGGTACGCGCCTTAGGCGATATTGCCATGATCCCAAGCGATGATCTCGCGGACGCCTGGAAGCAGGTCATGGGCGACTCAATAGGCGTTGCCGGCAGCGTACAAGAACTGATCCTCCGTCTGCGAGACGAAAAAGGAAAAGCATGGACGATCGAGCGCATCATGCCAGACGGGACGAAACGTTTTCTGAGAAACGGCAAGAAGGGCGGCATGTGGTACACGATACCCGCAGCCAAAGGCGCGGAGAATTCCCCGCTTGTGATCGCAGAAGGCTACGCGACAGGGGCAAGTATCCACATGGCGACAGGTTTAGAAATCGCAGTCGCTCTCGATTGCGGCAATCTGGACATAGTAGCGGCGAAATGCCGTAAAAAATGGCCTGCGCGTGAAATCCTTTTCGGAGCCGATAACGACATCGGCACGGCAGGCAATCCAGGATTGACTCATGCGAGAAATGCGGCCCGCAAAGTCGGCGGGCGCGTTGTGCTTCCCGAGCCTGTAGGGCAGGGACTGAGCACCGACTGGAACGATGTGCACGTTGAGAAGGGGCTTGAAGCAGTGCGGCGGGCGTATTTGGAGCCGCAAGTCCGTAATGCTCAGGCTCAGAGGGACCAAGATGATGATCCCGAGGTTGACAGCGAGAACTATCCGCCGCTGGAAGACGTTCCGGTCGATGCGGAGTTTGAAGCCGAACCTCCTCAACGGAGCGACCTGATCCCCGACGACATCATGATGCTTTCTGACGTGAGCAACGCCAGACTGCTGCTGAAACTGCACGGAGAGAATCTGCGTTACTGCCGCGAATGGCGTAACAACGGCTGGCTCGTATGGGACGGCAAGCGCTGGGCTGAAAATGCCGGCCACGAAGTCACTCAGCTGGCGATCGGCTCGATCGAGCTTTTGAAAGAAGCTCGAAACACGCTGCCTGACTCCGACGAAAAGAAAGAGCTGGACAAACACGTCAAGTACAGCACAAAGGCGAACAACATCCGATCGATGCTGGATCTTGCGCAGACGTTCCCTCAAGTGCAGATCGATGCGAAGACTCTGAACGCCCGTCCGTGGCTGCTGAACACGCCGACAGGAACACTCGATCTGAAGCGATTCGTTCTCTCGAAACACAAGCGCGAAGATTATCTCACCCGCATGATCGTCACGGAGTTTGACGTGAAAGCAGAGTGCCCGCAGTGGCTCGACTTCCTGAACACGGTCATGGATGGTGACGCTGAGATGATCGACTACTTGAAGCGTGCTGTCGGCTATTGCCTGACTGGCAGTACGGAAGAGCAGGTCATGTTCATCCTTTATGGCACCGGTCGAAACGGCAAATCGACCTTCTTGCAGGTGATCCGCGAACTGCTCGGTGACTATGCTAAACAGGCGAGCATGGATACGTTCATGGCAAAACGCATGGCCTCTAATAGTTCTGATGACCTGGCCAACTTGCGAGGTGCCCGCATGGTCGTAGCCTCAGAAAGCGAAGAAAACGCGCGTTTGTCAGAAGCGCTCGTCAAGCAGATCACCGGCGGCGGAGCGATCACAGCGCGGCGTCTCTATGAAAACCTCATGGAGTTCGTCCCTGAGTTCAAGCTGTGGCTCGATTCAAACCACAAACCGGTCATCCGCGGCACCGACTTCGGTATCTGGCGCAGAGTTCGTCTTATTCCGTTCACGGTGACGATCCCTGACGAAAAGGTGGACCCTGACCTTATGGATAAACTGCGGGCAGAGTTTCCGGGCATACTCAGATGGGCAGCCCAGGGCGCGAAAGAATGGCAGAAAGACGGACTTGGGCATCCAGCCGTTATGGAGCAGGCTACGCAGGACTACCGTGCCGAGATGGATACCGTCGGGCGCTTCCTTTCTGAATGCTGTCTGAGCGGCAGCTCGTCAGATTTCGAGATTTCGACGACTGATCTTTATAGGCTCTACGAAAAATGGGTCGAAGAGAACGGCGAGTTTACGAAACTAACGAAAAAACAGCTCGGGCAGAAATTATTGGAAAGAGGATATCAGTCCGGTCGAAATCACGGCGGTCGTTATTGGATGGGACTCATGGAAAAACCTGCTGATTATTACGATAGTCAAAACAACGAAGACGACAGGATTCCATTTTGAGCGTGACGTGTTTGACACATGTGACGCGAAAATACAAGACGGAATTTCAATTCGCCTTTACGGTGACGTGAGTGACGCGAGAATCAACACACTGTCTTAATAGCTTTCGTGACGTGAAGTGCCCTCCGTGACGTGAGCGTGACGTGAAAATTTTTTTCACGTCACGGGCACAAAGCTAGTAACAACAATGCTTTACGGAGAGCGTGACGTGTGTGACATGTACTTCTTAAAAAAACACTATACGCGCGAGAGAAAAGAGAACACAGGCACATGACACGCATATATATAAAAGATAGTGCGTTTTCACGTCACACGCGTCACAGGATAGCGATATTTCAGATTTTGCAAAGGGCGAGACCCGTGACGTGAAACGAAATCTCACGTCACGCTCACGTCACCACGCGTCACGGCCTTGGAAATACTGAATCCGTGAAAATATCAGCGAGGTACATGCATGAAATGCTTTGAAATAGTGGAGTTGATACGCCTCGGCAAGTTGAAGCTGACAGAGCACTCTATCGGTCCGGCCAGTGTTGCCAATGATTTACGTGATGACATTATACGTTATCGCACAATTCTAAAGGGGTTGGCGCGCGGCGAGCTAGACGGCTGCTCAGTCCGTTATGTGTGCGAGCGTAATCGGGACGGGGGCTTTCGTGGCTGTATCACTTGCGAACACTGGTTTTGTCCTTCTGTGACGCGGTATGTATGGGGCAATGGCCGGAGTGAAACAAGCAACTGCGGGATTTGTCTTTCGCGAAGTAAAATTCACGGTCTTGCAGGACAACAAGAGAAATTAAACCTTGAATGATAAGAAATTACAAAACAAAAATCGAAAGAGAAGGGAGGTATTGACCATGCAGACAATAAAACCTCGCCCGTATCAGATCGAGGCAGTGCAGGCGGTCGTTGATGCATTCCGTCGCGGAGTGACACGGCAGCTCTTGAGCCTGCCGACCGGCAGCGGGAAAACTGTGATTTTCTCAATGCTGGCGCGTCATGTCCAGCGAAAGACGCTCGTGATCGCGCACCGTGATGAACTGCTGGAACAGGCGTATCAGAAAATGCGGCACGTTTATCCCGAGGCCCGTCTGGGCGTCGTGAAGGGGAAAACGTCTGAGTTGTGGGCTGATGTGGTGATCTGCGGAGTGCAGACAGCGGCTCGGCGAATCGAAGCGCTGCGGCCATACACCTGGGGATTGCTCATTATCGACGAAGCTCATCATGCGGCGGCTGACAGCTATCGCAAGGTCGTTGACGGTCTCGGATTCTCGGATGATTCAAGCGGTCGGCTGATGGTTGGCGTGACTGCGACCGCGTATCGGGCAGACCGCAAGGGGCTGGGTGAGGTATTCCAGAAGATCACGTATGAGCGTTCGATCCTGGCGATGATCCGAGATGGGTATTTGTGTGATGCACGCGGGATTTCGGTGCAGACGAAGTTCGACATCAGCAACGTGCGAACGGAGCACGGTGATTTCAAGGTCAATGAGCTGGCTATGGCCATCGACCTGCCAGAACGAAATGAGCTCGTCGTGGACAGTTTCCGCGAGCAGGTGCCGAACGCGAGAGCGGTCTGTTTCTGTGCGAACGTCGCCCACGCGAAACACATGGCGGATACGTTCATCACAGCGGGCATTCCTGCGGCGCCGCTCTGGGGCGGTATGGGCATGGAAGCCAGAAAGCGAACGCTGAGAGCTTTTGCAGATGGCCGTTATCAGGTGCTGACGAACTGCGCTGTGCTTACAGAGGGATTCGACGAACCCTCGATCAGCGCTGTCATACTGGCGCGACCGACAAAAAGCCGATCGCTGTATGTGCAGATGGTGGGGCGTGGACTGCGACCGTACCCCGACAAAGACGAGTGTATCGTGCTCGATTTCGGCGACAACTGCGGACGGCATGATCTGTGCAATCTGGGCAGTCTGCTGTCGGGAGACGATGGACCGCTGCACAAAGCCAAGCCCGGCGAAACGGTAAAAGAGGCGGCTGAACGCATCGCCCGCGAAGAAGATGAAGCAGCACGGGGACAGATTGAGATCACAGATGTGTCGATGCACGTTGTCAGTCTGTTCGCGCAAGACCCGCACAACTGGATCCCTGTCGGCAAAGACTATGTACTCGAAGCGGGTGCTGCTCGTTTTGTCGCTGAGTACAAGGGTGAGGATGCTTATACCCTGAAGGTGATTCGCGGCCGGCGTGAGGATGTTATGCTGCCGAAACCGTCGCCTCTGTCTGTAGTGCTTTCAGCGGCCGAAAGCATGGTTACGAAGCTGCCGAATGCGTCGAAGATCGCCCGCAAGGATTCTGCATGGCGGTATGACCCGGCGACACCGGGGCAGAAGCGCCGCATGGACACGCTCAAAATCGAGTATGCCGAAAATGTCACAAGCGGTCAGGCGAGCTCTCTCATCACGCAGAAGGAAGTCGAGATCGAGCGCAAGAAGAAAGAGCCGGCAACGGATGCTCAGATCAGGTATATGAGAGCGCTCGGCATAGAAGTGCCTGAACACTGCACGAAAGCGATGGCCGGATATTTGATCGGGCGGCGCGGTGCTGGCGCAAGGAGGTCAGCATGAAAGAGCCAAGAACGGTAATCGGGATCGATCCTGGGCTCAAAGGTGCGTTTGCTGTCATACGCAGGCATGGCGACAAGCCGCCGTCACTTGTGCGAGTTGTTGATGCTCCGACGGTTGATAACGGGCGCGGGCTTGATCCTGTCGGCATGTCCGAACTTGTTTTTGAGTATGCGGAGCCTGACACGGCTTTTTATGTCGAGAAACAGCAGCCTTTCCACATTGACTCCCGCCAATCATGTTTTACGACGGGACAGCGATACGGGTACTGGCTTGCAGCTCTGATGATCGCGCGCGCGCAGTTTTGCTTAGTGCTGCCGCGAACGTGGCAGTCTAGATTCGGCATTTGGAACAGCTTTGCAAAGACCACAAAACAGGCATCGCTGACGTTGGCACGGAGTTATTTTCCCGGTGTTGACTTTGCAAACAAAGACGGCAGAAGTGACGCGGCGTTGATCGCTGTCTACGGCTGTCTGCAATGGCAGAAAGGAGAATGAACATGAAAATCGAGGCTAAAGCGAACAATGTTACGGTGACGATCGATCTGCCGACTGAAGAATTCACCGGCGACGAGACAAAAGCACTTGTAGATTGCTGCTCGGAACTGCTGAACAGGGTGTTTGAGATATTGAAAAATTGAAATGCCTTTTCCCGCCATAAAAAATAAGGGGCGGGGAAATGGGTAAAATGGCGAATTTATGGGCTACGATTAACGACAATAGGGCAAAATTGTTTATTAGGCACTGGATTATGTCTGAAACAAATAATGCCCCTTTTCGTTGATTTATGACGGTCGTTTGATAATAAAACTACGAGCTGGCAGGCTTGTTAGTTTTTAGGACAGGGTGAGGACTGGGGAGCCCTTTGCCCTGAATCGACAAGAAAGGGCAGTAAATGACACAAATTGAGCAATACAGGGATTTCGTGAAACGCAAAATTAAGATGGCAGAACTGAATGGGGTACCGTGCGAGAAGTCGGAAATCAATCCGATTCTGTTTCCGCATCAGCGTGACATTGTGCAATGGGCCGTGCAGGGCGGGCAGCGTGCGATCTTCGCGGCGTTCGGTTTGGGCAAAACGATGATGCAGATCGAAATCGCGCGGATTCTTCACGACAAGACGGGCGCACGCGCTTTGATCGTCTGCCCGCTCGGGGTGCGGCAGGAATTCATGCGCGACGGGAAAACGCTCGGCGTTCAGTTCGAATTCGTGCGCAAAACGGAAGAAGTTGAACAGTCGAAAGGCGCGTTCTTCCTGACGAACTATGAAAGCATCCGTGACGGCAAACTCGATCCGACGCTGTTTAATATCGTCAGCCTCGATGAAGCGTCAGTTCTGCGTTCATACGGGAGTAAGACATATCAGGAGTTTTTGCCGCTGTTCGATGGCTGTAAATACAAGTTCGTCGCTACGGCCACGCCTGCGCCGAACCGGTACAAAGAACTGATCCATTACGCCGGTTTTCTCGGCATCATGGATACCGGTCAGGCGCTCGCGCAACCGTTAAGCCAGCCGGTTTTAACGCCGGATGGTTGGCGTCAAATGGGAGAGATAAAACCGGGGTGTGAGGTCATTGCGGCCAATGGTAAGCCCACAAAAGTGCTTGCCATCAACCCGAGGGGAAAGGAAAAAGTCTATAAGGTGATATTCAGTGATGGAACAAGTACCAGATGTACCGCAGATCACCTTTGGCTGACGCAAACTCAATACGAGCGAAACAATGCAAAAAAGTTCTTAAAGCGAAATCCCGATGCCGACGATTCAAAGTATTGGACAGTGAAGAGTACTGCTGAAATTATGAAAACTCTGAAATGCGATTCAACAGGCTCGAATAATCACATGATCCCTATGGTGGAGCCGGTGCAGTTCTCTCCTAGAGAGATCAAGATTGACGCGTGGTTGATGGGGTACCTTCTTGGCAATGGATATTTACGAGAAACAAGCGTTTATTTCACAACGGGAGATGAATGGGCCGTAAGTGAAATTGAACGATTGATTTGGCCGCATGGGTTGTTTGTCTCTAAAAGCAAGCGTTTGCGCTATGACGGACAGCCTTGTTACGATTATTGGATTTCAGCCGGTCAGACTGGGAAAAAGGGACGCGGGCATGAATCGAACGCCATTTTGAAAGCCATGCGTGACTATGAGCTTATCGGCAAAAGAGCTTGGGAAAAGTCAATCCCCGATGACTACCTGTTTAATGACGTACAAGTCAGAATCGCATTATTGCAAGGACTTCTTGATTCTGACGGTTGTTGCAGCGAAGACGGGACTGTTCGATTCAGTTCATGTTCCAAGCAGTTGGCAGAGCAAGTGGAGTTTATCGCTCAGTCTCTTGGCGGCACGACGTACACGAAAGAATATGTCGGGCGAAAACCAAATGGTGAAACTGGAAGACTGCAATACAGAGTAACACTGAGACTTCCGAATCAAATCATGCCGTTCAGAATGCCAAGAAAGGCGAAACGTGTAATCGAACGCGTTAAATATCCGCCGAAACGCTACATTGTCGCGGTCACACCTGATGGCGAAGAGGATGTTCAGTGCATTTATGTCGATGACGCGAAACATCTGTACGTCACAGATTCGTTCATCTTGACGCACAATACACGATTTTTCCAGCGTGACAGTCAGAAGGCGAACAACCTCACGCTCTATCCGCACAAAGAGGCTGAATTCTGGCTGTGGATGCACTCATGGGCGATCTTCTTGCAGATGCCGTCTGAGCTTGGGTACAGCGACGAAGGATACGCTCTGCCGCCTCTGAACGTGATCTATCACGAAGTTGGCCGTGGCGGCGATGTGATGACCGACAAGACAGGACAGAACCTTCTGTTTGCGGAGGCAACGCTGTCGCTGAAAGATGCAGCTCATGAAAAACGCGTCAGTCTCGACAGCCGCATTGCGGAGATGAAAAAAATCATCGAAGCTGACCCTGAATCGCATTACATCATCTGGCACGACCTCGAAGCAGAACGTCATGCAATCGAAAAAGCCTTGCCCGAATGCGCGACGGTGTATGGAACGCAAGACCTCGATGAGCGAGAAAAGATCACGGTCGATTTTGCCGAGGGACGGCTGAAATATTTCGCTTCAAAACCTGAATTGAGCGGTTCAGGGTGCAATCTCCAGAGATTTTGCCATAAGGCTATTTTTCTCGGCATCGGGTACAAGTTCAACGATTTCATTCAGTCGATTCATCGAATCTATCGCTTTTTGCAGAGTCAGCCGTGCGAGGTGCATGTCATTTATGCCGAGAGTGAAAACGAAGTCTTGAACGTGCTCAAGGATAAGTGGCGAGAGTACGACAAGCTCATGGCGACGATGCATCAGATCATCGGCAAATACGGATTGTCGAAGCTCGGAACTGAGGTCTTGAAACGTGATCTTGGCGTGACGAGGCGCGTTGAAAAAGGCGAACACTTTGAGGTGGCACTGAATGACTGTGTAGAGGAAGCTCTGCTGAAAGATGATAACTCAATCGATGAGATCATCACGTCGATTCCCTTCAGCAATCACTACGAGTACAGCGCAAATTACTGCGATTTCGGACATACAGACAACAACGATCATTTCTGGTCGCAGATGGATTATCTGACTCCTGAACTGCTGAGAATCCTGAAACCTGGGCGCATGTGCTGCATTCATGTTAAAGACCGCGTTTTGTTCGGCAATGTTACTGGAGCAGGGGCGCCGACGATCTCGCCGCTCCATGCCGAGACGATTTTTCACTTTCAGCGGCACGGCTTCGACTACATGGGGATGATTACAGTCATAACCGACGTTGTTCGCGAGAACAATCAGACGTATCGCCTCGGCTGGACTGAGTGCTGCAAAGATGGCACGAAGATGGGCGTTGGCTGCCCTGAATACGTGCTGCTGTTCCGTAAACCCCAGACTGACCGCACGCGCGGATATGCTGACGAGCCCGTCACGAAAACGAAAGACGAATATAGCCGGGCAAGGTGGCAGGTAGACGCCCATGCTTTCTGGCGGAGTTCGGGAAACAGACTGAGCGCGAAAAAGTACGAAAACCTGAACGTTGCCGATCTTGCAAAGACGTTCCGCATCGAAAGCCGCGATGAAGTCTACAACTACGGCGAACATGTGAGGCTCGGTGAAGCCTTCGACGCGACGGGACATCTGCCGGCGACCTATATGGCCATCGCGCCCGGCTCGTGGTCGGATGAAGTCTGGGACGATGTGAACCGCATGATTACGCTGAACGGCGAGCAGACTCGGCGCGGGCTGACGAATCATATTTGTTTGGCAAAAGGAAGCCTGATACTTACCAGAGAAGGCTTTAAACCGATTGAAACAGTCGAAATCGGCGATCTTGTTCTTACCCACAAAGGCAACTGGAAGCACGTCATTGCAAAAGCATGTACAGGCGTCAATCAGGTTGTGCAGACGAAGGCGCAAGGCGTACCGCTTCTCATTACGACGCCAGATCATAAGCTATGGACGCGAATGAATGACAAGGTAAGAGCGGCAGATTACTTGCCGAAAACAGAGCCGACTTGGATCGAAGCTAAAGACACAAAGGGCGGTTGGGTCAACCTAAAGCTGCCCGAGATCGAAAACAGTAAGTTGTCTGTTTCTGATTGGTGGCTTGTCGGCCGATACCTCGCAGACGGACACAGAGGAACACGCGGTGATTTCTTCGTCAGCATCGGTCAGGACAAGATCGAAGAATTTGAACGTCATGCCGGTAAATATGCAGGTTCATACGCAGACAGAACGGCGCGTCAGTATCGTCTAAGTACAAAAAAAATGTCAGCTTCCCTTGTCGAAATGCTCAGTAAATGCGGTAAGAGAGCTGAAAACAAGCAAGTTCCGGTCGATGGTTTGTGTTTGAGCACTGCATTGTCCGAAGCTCTGCTATCCGGGTATCTGTCAGGCGACGGATGCAGAGTTGATAACGCTGTAATGGCATGTTCAGTATCGCGCTCCCTGCTGCTTGGTATGGCAATGGTGGCACAGCGCGCGCGTGGAATAGTAGCGTCTGTCTTTGCGAGCAAGCCGGCTGGCAAGCACATTATTGAAGGTCGCGAAGTGAATCAACTTCAGCTATGGGTTATGAGCTGGCGCAATGGTTCCCGTTCTTTCAGCCGTATTTTTGATGATGGCGCATGGAAAAAAGTTCGCGACGTGCAAGAGCGAGGGGTAGCAGAAACGTGGAGTCTGCAAGTAGAAGACGACGCAAGCTATACCGCAGAAGGCTGCATTGTGAAAAATTGCCCGTTGCAGTTCGACATTGTGGACAGGCTGATTGAACGCTATAGCAACAAAGGCGAATTGATCTATGACCCGTTCGGCGGGCTTATGACGGTTCCTTATCGTGCAATTCTTCTCGGCAGAAACGGCGGCGCTTCTGAACTCTGTGAAAGTTATTTCAACGACGGAGTGAAGTATCTGCGCATGGCCGAAGCTGATAAGGCGGTACCGAGCCTGTTTGATGATCTTGAAGCGGACGCAGCGGACACAGCAGAAGTCCAGAAAGCACAATAAACGAAAGCGGCCGGTGAAGTACGGCCGGCCGCCTTTAAAACCTTGCTTGAAGGAGATGTGTGTGATGTCTCAAGTGTACCTTGTATCCAGCAACAATCTGACAGTTCAAAAAATCGCGTGGTTCGCGAGAGTGAGCACGACGCCGATTGATAAAAGCATGATGGATGTTCTTTCACGCTGGAGCGACAAAACAGAAAGAGAAAAAGACGAGAAGCTCTGCAAACATCTGTACACGGCGGGGCATTGGAGCGTGTTTGAGCATGTCTCTCTGACATATCTGCTGGAGTGCTCGCGGGCGTGTTCGTTGCAGCTTGCAAGGCATCGTCATATCAGCCGGACCGAAATGAGCCAGCGTTATGTCAAGTTTGATAAAGTGCAGTCTTATGAGCTTCCAGTTTTAACATCGGTACAAGAAGACACGCTCATTTCGTGTCTGTCAAATGCTTTTAAGGATTATGAGCTTTTGCTGAACATGGGGGTGAGCCCTGAAGAGGCTCGCGCCGTCCTTCCGGAAGCTACGACTACTCGCATGTTTATCACGCTGAATTTGCGCACGCTCTTGGAACTGACACAAAAGCGTGCTTGCGATCCCCGAGCTCAGCGGGAGATCAGAGAGCTTGTGCAGGAAATGTGGAACGACATTCCGAGCGAGATTAAAGAGATCTTCCGGCCCGAGTTGAAATGGCTTGACGATGCAAATGAGTAAACCGAGAACAGTAATAGTTCTGCCCGCCGTATCTGTACCGCAAGGTTGGGGCGTGTACGCCAAAGATTTTGGGGAACGTCGGCACAGACTCATCTCGCCTATCTTCGAAAGCGAGGCTGAAGCCGAAGCATTTCTTGAAAATATAATGGAGTTGATGCGAGGTGTCTGAAAAGCTTAAGCCGTGCCCGTTTTGCGGGAATGCGTCAGTAAAAATTAAGACACCAAAAGACATCTATCCGTTATTACCTAAGGATATCAAAGGTAGCTTTTCTGTTTATTGTGCGTTTTGTGGCACGATTGGACCAGAAGGAGATACAACACAAGTGGCAGCGCAAGAATGGAACAGTCGCGCGGAGGTGACGAACGATGACTGATGGACAGTGCGTAATCTGGGCGACTGTCGTTATCTGGGTAGTTACGGTAATTGGTGCGGTATACCTGATGAGGTAAAGGGCTATGCTGACGCGGATTGAAGTTTACGACACGTTTTTAGAGAATGCGAAATCGACGGCAGAGGCAGAAATAAACCCTCCGGCGCCGCTCAGGGTGCGTTTTTTCTGCGGTGGCGCTATGACATCGGGATATATAGATTTTAAAACGGGCTTGTCGGCCCTGATGGAAAGCGTCTGTAAAAATCCACAATATGTCCGCAAGTTGGAAATTAAACTCGTTTTAGAGAAGGACGAGGTGAAAGGCAATGCGTGAGATTAAGTTTCGAGGGAAAAGCATGACGTGGCATTATGGCGATTTAATCCATGATAGCTGTAATGGCCATGAGTTGATCTTTATTGACAACAATATTGAGCGCACACGTTACAGCGTAGATAAAGACACCGTCGGCCAGTACACCGGACGGTTCGCCAGCGAATCAGCGGAGATTTTCGAGGGTGATGTGCTCGAATTTACAGTCTTCGACTATCAGGGGCAAGACGTGCAGTATCGCGGGGTTGTCGAATGGTACGGCTCTCGATTTATCGTTTCTGTCTGCCTTGTATCGACGTCCGACACGTGGCGAGGGAAACGCGATTACGAGGGAGATTACTATGATTTGGATTGGCTATTAGATCAAGACGACGAAGTAAAAATCATCGGGAATATTCACGATAATCCGGAAATGCTGAGGTTGTGCAATGCGTGAGTATAAATTCCGTGGGATAAATCTTTGCGGAAACTGGGTATATGGTGATTTAACTCATGAACGGATGCGTATGCCGGACGGCAAACTGCAAGAATATATCAGCGTTTGCGGAGAGCCTGTTTTCCCCAAATCCGTCGGGCAGTACACCGGACACAGTGATGTTATGGGCACCGATATGTACGAGGATGACATCGTAACAGGATATTTTGATGAGGACGAGTGGCCTGCTGTGGTCGAATGGGACGAGGTCAGCGCCAGATTTGTCCTTAACGGTCAAAATTCGACCATCCCGTTTGATGACATGGGCGGCCTTGAGGTAAGGATCATAGGCAACATCCACGACAACCCGGATTTGTTGATGGAGGCAGAGTATGGACGCTAGGCTTGAGCGGCTGCGGGCTACGAACATCTGATAGAGGAACGAAATACCTTACGAGAAGATCGCGACCGTCTGATTGAAGAAGTCAAAGACACATTGCGAGAGCGAGATGAGGCTCGTCAAGAAGCAAGACAATGGCGTAGCGTCTATTGTTTTCAAAGCATGGAATGCGAGTATGAACATCCTTTCCCGTGGGAAGACAAAGGAGACGGCAACATAAATGACACTAAGTGAAGCAATTGAACAGTTGACGAAGATAGGCAAAGGGGACAATCAGCACGCTTCGCAAGCTCGTCAGCTTGTTGCGTGGCTGAAAGAGCTGCGTGAGCTGAGAAACAAGATGCGTGTACTCGAACCTCTGTTCGGAAAAGAGCAGATCGAAAACTTGCGAAGAGAAGTGAAAAAAGCGCGCGAGAGCAAATACAATGCGCCGCAGTCCGTCATCGAAGAACCAAAGACCTCCGGCTTGTCGTCTACTATCAAGCGGTGGTGAATCGCAGGACAGACGAAGATGCTCAAAATCCTTGAGCTGTTCGGAGGTATCGGCAGCCCGCGCGTCGCCCTGCGCAATCTGGGTGTGCCGGTCAAGGCGATTGACTATGTGGAGATCGATGATGCAGCCGTGAGAAGCTACAACGCCATGTTTGCCGATGAGCTGCCATATAAAACTCAGGATGTCCGTGACTGGAACCTTAAACCCGACATCCTGATTCATGGCTCACCTTGTCAAGATTTCTCGATTGCCGGCCATCAGAAGGGCGCAGACGAAAACAGCGGCACGAGGTCGAGCCTGATGTGGGAGACTCTCAAAATCATCGAGAATATGGGATTCTGGCGCCCTCGTATCGTGATTTGGGAGAATGTTAAAAACGTCTTGAGTCGGCACATGATCACGAACTATCAGAAATATTTGCGTCGTATGAAAGAGCTCGGATACAGTTCGACGTACAGCGTGCTCAATGCCATGAATTTTGGACTGCCGCAGAAAAGAGAACGCGTGTTTACGGTGTCTTTCACGTCCGGCAACTTTGACTTTCGCGAGATGCAGAATCGAGAGCCTCGGCCTCTGAGCGAGTTTCTGGAATCCGCTGACGAGAGCTACACAGTGAAAGCTCCGTCGATGCTGGCGTGCATCGGCAGGACAGGCGTGATACGCCGAGCGCCGATCATCAGAGATTATTGCTACACGATTACGGAGCGACAGGATAGAGCGCCGAACAGCGGCGTACTGCCATTAAAAAACGGGCAGTACCGTTATCTGACTGAGCGGGAATGCTGGCGCTTGCAGGGGTACAGTGATTCTGACTTCGATGCCGCCGCAGCTGTGAATACACGGCGTACGCTCTATAAGCAGGCAGGGAACTCAATTCCCGTGCCGATTTTTGAATCTATGTTCAGGTGCATGTTATGAAAAGCGAAGAAGAATATAAAAGCACGCTTGATGTGCCCGGAAGTTACGAGATAATTGCGGAACTAGTTAAAGAATATGAAGCGGCATTGGACAGCGGGTGCACACCGTGTTATCTACTTACACGTGGCAAACTCGACCGATGGCTGTATCCCCTGGCACGGTGGTATCTTGACCATGCGGAGAGAAAACAATGAAAAAGTATATCGTGCGCGGCTGCTACGGTATTGTTTGGCAAGGGAAAACGCTGTCAAAGGAATTTGCGCTTATCCGAGCCGCGAAGACTTTAGGGTATAATACACTTGAGGATTGTGTAAAGGCACATGTAAAGCTGATCGCAGAGACCGAAGACGAACATTCTTGACGGAGGCGTTACGATGGACGAAGTACGAAGATTAGCGCGGAGTATTGACATGATCGCTTCCCGGTGTCCCCATGGTCTGGCTGCGATCGTTGGCGAATATGAGCCCCCGGGGGAGAAAGAGCTGCTTGCGGCCGCGACGTGGCGGCCGAGTTCAGACGTTCCTCAAGTGTCGAATAGCGGATATGGTGATCCTCTGACGCCAAAAGTATCTGCGTTGATCGAGCTGACTGAGCCCATCGAAAAGGTCGGATGGCCGGCAATTCAAGCGGCGGGGCGTGAATTGAAAAAACTCTTCCCGATTGACTTTGAAGCGTATCGCCTCCACTTGATCTACATTGAAGGAACTCAATGGCGAGCCGGCGACGAATCCACATTAGAACGAATCGCGCGTGAATGTCGCATGGATGCTCGCACCGTCCGCCGCCGCCGTCATGAAGTACCGCGCCGAATTGCCCGCGCGGCCATCATGGGCGTGCAAAGTGCGATCAACTTTTAAACAGGTAAAGGCGGCTTGCTGATCATCGTGCAAGCCTCCTTTTTTACGTTACGGGTACTCTTTTACCGTCCCGTCATAGCGCTCATACACCAGATCGAACTGAGTAGCGCCTGTACTGATTTCCAGGCGGAGCAGATTGTGCCATAGCTCAGTGGCGTCATCTTTCCCGCGCTTTGCGACTTGTACAGTATCCGCGATCTCCCAGACTCCGAAATCGTCTTTGCGCTCTGTGCAAATTTCCCGGCCCTCCCATGAACAAAACAGCCTTGACCGGGCGTAAGCGTCCAGAGCTCCCGTTGGTGTCTCTCCCTGAAAAATGCCCTTGATGCTCTCGTTGATCGTGACGAAATAGTTATGCAATGCCATCGAATGACCTCCAAAGAAAAATGGGGCAAAGGGGCGATCTCTCGCCCCTGACGATCTATATGCCTTGTTGAAATGCGATGTTGTGCAGCCACATCTCGCAAAACTCGCAAAGCTCCTTTTGAGCTTGCTGCGAAAACACGATCCGCCCGTCGCGCGTCGAAATGTCGCGCTGATACAATCCCATGTAATCGTTTTGATACGTTGCCGGGGCGTATTGCCAGCCCTTTTCGGTCTTGTAGCACAAAATCACGACTTCCGGGTCTGTCATGGCGTCCCCGTTGCACGTCCCATAGTGCGCCAGACTAAGCGCGAACTTTTCGCGCCCGTCGTCCATAAGAGAGATGATGTCGTCAAGGTCCAAAATGCCCTTTTCAACGGCCAGCGGCATAAAAGCCGCATTATTGTCGATCTTGACATAGCTTTCGCCCTCGGGTATCAGGGCAAGAATCCTTTCGAGCGTTTGCGCCGCATGGGCGTTGAGTGTCGCTACCTGTGCCATTAAACAACCTCCCTGACCTTAAAGGCGCGGGCGGCACGAAGCCGCCGCGCGCGTACCTTGTCAACAATGAACGAGATAACTGCTGTGATCATCATCGCGGTGCAAAACCAGATAAGAAACAGCTCACACAACGCGCGCTCAGTCTCTATGCTCATTATCGACCTCGCTGCGCTTATCCGACTCCGGGGCCTTATCGTTGATGCTGATGATCTCTTTTAACGCTGCGATAACGTCTGCGCCCAGCTCAAAGGGCTTTTTGCTTTTGCTCATCTGCTACACCTCCGCAAAATTGATAAACGGCAAAACCAACACAAAAAGCGCAGTACCGACAACCGCGATAGACGTAAGCGCGGGCAGCATATAGGGCGTAAAAGCCAGGTTGGTAACGATCGCCGTGCCGATTTTGGCGCGTTTACTCTTGCGAAAAGCCTTGTACAGCCTGCAAATACCTTGCACCATTGCCCGCACCAAAGCGCAAAACAGAATTTTTCCCATCTCGATCATAAAAACGCCTCCCAAAGTGTTTTTTTGATGTGGCCTCATCAGTGACCGCCTCACGGTCAGACGGGCGAACATTCGCCCGTTTCGGCCTATGCGTATTTCGCATCTTCGACAAATGTCTGCGCTTCCTGTAAACTGCTGAAATAGTCGTGATAAATATCGCAGTGCCGTTTGTGGCTGAACGTATCATTGGCTTTTCGTCGGCCTCAAACACCTTTGTGATGTTAGAGATAACTTTCCCGTCGTCGTAAAACGCGCTCACAACCTCATAGTACTTTGTCATTTTGCGAACCTCCTAGATTTGATCTGGTCTCATCAGTGTCGGCCCTACCGACAGACGGGGCTAAAGCCCCGTTTCGACCTCTAAGCGATCTTTCTGCATTCCTCTTTATGATCTCCGCCCGTGACGCTTTGCGCGCCGTACCGGCTGCATATCTTGGCGAAGCTCTCTTTGCTAGCGCGGCGGCGTTTATCTGGCTTGTGCCAGTACCACATTTGACGCTTGCCGCTCCACTTACAGCCGATACCCTTTAAGGTCTCTTTATGATCTCTTGTGTTGCCGCTTATCCATAACCACTCACCGACAAGAAGTATTTCGAGCCCGTCAAGTGTAAGAAGAATGTCGATAACTTTTCTAAAACCGTCATCAAGATCATCGATGTTGCAGCTGTGGCGATCTTGCGGGCCGCTCTTATCTTCCCAGGTGTCGCCGTCGCGCCCTTCGTGAATATTCCCAACCCTGCGCAGAAGAATGTCGTATTCGAGGTTGATCCTCTTCATGTCGTCCTCTGAGCCGCCCCTGTCGGGGTGATACTGCAAAACGAGCTTGCGATATTGTCTTTTCAGCTCTTCCACCGTGCGCACGCCCTTGAAATACGTCATTGCCGTTTACCTCCTATAAGAATCTTGTTTGCTGCTTTGGTCTCATCAGTAGCCGCCTGACGGCTAGACGGGGCTTGCGCCCCGTTTCGACCTGCTAAACGATTGAAAATCTGGTGTAAAGCGTCGATTTGCTGTACTGAGCGAACATCTCCGGGTTGACCTTGGCGAATGTCTTAGAATCGAACGTCGTTCTTTCATGCACCTTGTAGCGAACTGTGAAGTTTTCGCCGGTGTATTCATCGAGCTTTTCAGCGTCCATAACAGCTATCATGCCGTCTTTCAATGAATCTTTAAGCTTTTCGAGCTGCTCGATCTGAGCGACAACCTCTCTCCACCGCTTCACGAAATCCGCCATTGCTGTGCTGCTGTGCTGTGTCATTTGGCATGACCTCCTTGAAAGATTAGATTGCATTGTTATCTTGTAACTGTATTCCTGTATTCCTGTATTACAACTCAAGTCTAGCATAAAAATTTTTTCTGTCAAGTAGTAATTACATTTTCCTGTATAATATTTTTTCCGCTTGCAAAGTCCTGTAATTATGCTAATATGTAGGCACGTTATAGAAAGGGGCGTTAAGAATGGCTGTTAAAAAGTTAAAAGCTGTTACAGTGCAACTAGATCCAGATGAATATGCAGTTTTTTCTGCTATTTGCACGTTGAAAGATGTTGCTGTGAGAGATGTTTTTTCTATCGCCATGAAGAAGTACATCGACGAAAACAAGTCGATCTTGACCGATGCGACCGAACGGCTTAACAACCTGAATGCTGAGGCAAAAAAATGAAGGCGCTGAGTATTCGGCAGCCGTGGGCATATCAAATTCTGCATGGCGAAAAGAAAATCGAATATCGCAACTGGGCGACTGATTATCGCGGGCAGCTGCTGATCTGCACTTCGAAAACCTGGGATGACGAAGATATGGTGAAACCAGACGCTCAGACTGTGCGCACGACGTATCCGATGGGCGTCGCTTTCTGTGTTGTTGACCTCGTTGGCATTGAAAGCAGGGTAGAATATGACGATTGGGACGGCAAAAACCGCGTTGCTTGTGATTGGCATCTCGCTAACCCTCGCCCGGTTAAGCAGTTTCCCGTCAAAGGCAAGCTGCATTTGTTCGACGTGCCCGATGAGATGATCGAGTTTCTGTAATGGCGCATAAAAAGCGCCGTCACGGCTGAACCGTGGCAGCGCAGATTCTGTATTCGCTTGGAGGTGAGTGTTATGGCGAGTGTGTTTGACGTTGCTAGATATATTTTGCATAAGCATGGTGGAAAAATGTCTACGATGAAATTGCAAAAACTGTGTTACTACTGTCAGTCATGGTCGCTTGTTTGGGATGATGCTGAACTCTTCCCCGAAGATTTTGAAGCGTGGGCGAATGGCCCTGTATGCGTTGAGCTTTACCAGCAGACTCGGGGCAGATTCTCTGTTTCAGAAGAGGACGAGCCAGGCAACATTGCCAACCTCACGGAAGAACAAAAAGATACAATAAATAAAGTGTATGATTATTATTCCCCGCATGATGCACAATGGCTCAGCCAACTTACACACATGGAAGAACCATGGATTAAGGCAAGAGACGGCGCACCTGCTGGCGTTCCCTGTGACAGTATCATCTTAAAAGAGAGCATGGCGGAGTATTATGGCAGCCTCTAAAAATAAGCAGCCGAAAAGAATTCAAGAGCCTCAAATTCAATCTGTAAGACGCGGTGAGGACCCTCAAAAGTATTATCAATACCATCCGTCTTGGGCATTCGCTTCATGCGACCATGACAGGTGGGCTTTTTCTGAGACATCGATTGGAAGTATCTTCTGGTCAGAGATATTCCCAAAGCTGCGTGACCTTGAAACGCGAACCTGGAACGAGATACTTCTAGGTGCGAAAAAACAAAATCACTCGATACCAGTAGAAGGCTTAAACTCTATTGCGGCAAAGCGGCTTGAGGAATTACACATAGAGGCTGAATCTGTAATATCACTGAGACTCCAGGGGAAGCACAGAATTTACGGTTACATGGTGGGCGCGGTGTTCAATATTCTGTGGTATGATCCCAATCACGGAGATAATGACACATGTGTATGTCGTTCGAAGCTGAAAAATACGTAAAGCCGGTGATGTCCTAATGAAATGTCTATCCGTTCGCCAACCGTGGGCCGAAATGATCGCCAGCGGCTTTAAAGATATTGAATACCGAACGTGGAAAACAGGTTATCGTGGGCCGTTGCTTATATGCAGCTCTTCCAACTGGGGAGCCGACGAACCGTGCCCTGCATCTGAGCGCGACAAATATCCGCGCGGCGTGGCCGTCTGCATTGTTGATCTGGTGGATATTCAGGAAAGCGAAGAAGAACCGGGGTTGTATGAGTGGCTGCTTGAAGATCCCGGTCGCGTAGAGCCGGTACCCGTCAAGGGCAAGCTGCATTTATTCGAGGTTGACGAGAATATGCTGACGTATACCGATAAAGACGAAAATGGAGCACAGAAGAAAGTGAATGTAGAAAACGAACAACAGGAACGAGCGAAGAAAGAGAATGATCCTTTGTTTTCCGGTAAGACGATCAAAGCGCTCACGGTGCGTCAGCCATATGCAACGTGGATCGATGATGGCGACAAAACTGTAGAAGTCCGCGCGTTTTCGACCGATTATCGCGGCGATTTGTTGATCGTTGCCGGTCATTCTGTTGTCCCGGACATTATGGATGAGGTCATTGAGAATTACCAAAAAGACGGTCTTTCTCCCGAAGATTTGAACAATGATTTTCCGCTCGATGTGGTGATGTGCGTCGTTACTCTGAAAGACGTTGTGCCGCTGGAAGAAAAACACCTAGAGTCAGCGTGTTTCGATGCATTCCCCGACAGTTCTATGCCTCAGTATGCCTGGGTGATGGAGAATCCTCGGCCGCTGAAGATGACGACTTTTCATGGCCGGCTGCGAATGTTTGACGTGCCTGTCGAGCTGCTGGAGTATGCTGAACCCGAAAACATTGAAAGTTAGAAATAAAACAAGCCGCGTTAGAACAGCTCATCTACCAGTTGTAGAAGGAGTTTCCGAGGACGTCATCCGAAAGATGGCGTCCTTCGTTTTTTTTGAGTGTGGACAGAACTGTCCGCGATGTGTCCGCGATGATGTACCTATTGTGTCCGAGATTATGTCCTTGATAATGCTGTTTTGCCGAATATAATGGTAACATCAACGCATTGGACGAAAAGAATTTCACCTCTTGTAAAGGCGACTTGCGAAACTGATCGCAGGCCGCCTTTTGTTTACACAATCACAAAGGAGTTGTTTGTCATGAAGGGTGACGGTTTTATCCTTGGCGGAGATTTTACGCCTTCAACCGAAGGCTGCGGTTTTCTTGAGTTTTGCCGAGAGCAGGACGAAAAACAGAAAGAGCAGAAAGAGTTGCATAAGAAAGGCTATAACGGCGAGAGCCGATAGATAGCACTCAGCATGAGCTGGGCTTTATATTCTTGAGGGGAGGCATCCTTTATGCCACGAGGTAGAAACAGTCTGGGTAATCTCACCGGAGCTGCTGCGAGAGCTTGGGCGCAGGGGCAGGTTCGACGTGGGAACGCGCAGCGCGACCGCGATATCGTGAGAGCGACGAGGTCTCAGGCTGCTATAAACAGGGGAACGGGTGTCTATAATTACGGAAATTCTCGTCCGGGCACGTTGCAAGGTGGAGCTCGTAATGCAAGGTCTGCAAGTATCCGCATTACGCCGAATCAGTTTACTGTGCTTAATGCATCCGTGAGAAGCGGCAACACTCTGCGGCAGGCTGCGGAAGATGCCCGCATGTCGACACGGCAAGCGAGACGTGCTCTCGGCCGTTCCACCGGCTAACCAACCATGGGCCGTAAAACCGGAGGCACAGTCCTTTTCGACACGGTAAGAACGGCCAGCACGTTCACTGACAGAGTCCTTGTCGGCGTTTCAGGCGGCAAGGACTCTGTTGTGACGCTCGATATTTGTGCGCGTTTCTTTCCGCATGTTGTTGGATTCTTTATGTACCTGGTCAAAGGGCTGTCATTTCAAGAAGCAGCGCTCAGATACTACGAAAAGAAATATGGAATCGAAATCTTGCGCGTTCCTCATTTTGCAGTCTCCGAGTACATGCGCTACGGTATGTTCTGCCCTCCGGATCACGATGTCCCCATTGTTTCAACTCTTGACGCATACAATTACCTAAGAGAGAAAACAGGCATCTACTGGATTGCCTGCGGCGAGAGAATCAGTGATTCGATCGTCAGAACTGCTATGATCAAACATTCCGGCACGATCGACGACACGCGCGGCAGAATCTACCCAGTGGCGCATTGGAACAAGAATCAAATCATGGATTACATCGCAAAGCGCCGGCTGAAACTCGGCCCCGAAACAAAACTTTTCGGTCGCTCTATGATGGGATTCTTCCCCCGTGACATGTACTTGCTGCGCCAGCATTACCCTGAGGATTTCAAGAAGATCCTTGAGTGGTATCCCGATTCGATCGTGGCGCTAAAACAATTTGAGCTGTACGCTCAAGACGAGGTGAATGAAGATGGAAGCCTCAAAGCAAAAAAGAGAAGAACTGTTGTCTAAATATCAGCAGGGCGAGACTGTCACAGTAAATCGCTCGGAGTTGAAAGAAGCGGTGTACAACCCGCGAAACATCAGCGAATCGGCCTTGAAACGCCTGAAAAAGAGCATTCAAGATCACGGCTTGATTGGCGCAACGATAGTCTGGAACCGTCAGACTGGTACGGTCGTCAGCGGGCACCAGAGACTAAAGGCTCTTGACCTTTTGGAGAAGAACAGTGATTACGAACTGCAAGTCACCGCGATCGACGTGCCGCTACGTGAGGAAAAGGCTCTGAACGTCCAGCTCAACAACCTGTCAATGCAGGGTGAATGGGACAATGACAAGCTGGCCGACCTGATTGAGAATGAAGATTTCGACCCGGCGGAGCTGGGTTTTACCGATCTGGACATAGATTATCTGTTTGGTGGCGATGATCGCTTTTCAGCTCTCTATGAAAACGACGATGTAAAAGCAACGAAGGAAGAGCTGAAAGAGATCAAGAAGAACCGCAAGGAAGCGATGCAGCGCTACAAAGAGGAACAGTCTCCAGATTACTATTTCACGGTCGTCTGTGAATCTCAGGAAGATAAAGACGCTCTGATGAAAGAGATCGGAATGCCCGTTTATGAGAAGTATGTCAGCAGCGGTCAAATCCGCAGACTGAAACGAAAGACCGCAGACGAATAAAGCAGCCTCCATAAACAACAAAATAGATTGAATCGAGGTGAACATCATGAAAAAGAAAAAGAAAAAAGAGACGAGGCGTCCGGAAGCCGAAAAGGACACTCACACGTACAAGAAATCAAAATACGATCCTGATGTTCACCCTGCGCTCGCTGCTCAGATGAAACAGGACGGTCACACTAATGACGAGATCGCTGCGGCGTTGGGTATTACACGAAGAACGCTGACAAATTGGTGTAAGGAGCATGAAGAACTTCGCAAGGCAATCAAACTTGCCCGCGAGGTTATGTGTGCCAAAGTCAGGAACAGTCTGTATGAATCGTGTTTTGAACACACGGTCGAGGAAACGCGAATCATCAGAGAATTCGACAAAGAGCTCAAGGAGCTGAAGGTCGTTCGCGTGGAGCAGTTCCGTCGCGTTGTTCCTCCGAATACGCTGGCACAGCAGATTCTTTTGTACAACTGTGATCCTGAACATTTCCGCCGGAATCCGTCTGCGAAGGTTGACTTGGGCAAAGACCCGCTGGCGGCACTTCTGGAAGGCATCAAAGACCGGCAGAAAGAACAAGAATCGCCGCCGCAAGAAGAGAGCGCGAACGATGGAACAGTACGAAGTCCCAACGTCGATAACTCAGATTCTGTTTCCGAAACAGATTGAGTCCTGTCAGAACGCGACTGCCCGTCTGAACATCTGGGAAGGATCGGTGTCCAGCGGTAAGACGTTCTGCTCGATCTGGAAATGGCTTTCGTGGCTGGCCATCGACGCTCCGAAGACGGGATTCTTCCTGATGACCGGCAAAACAGAGAGAACGTTGCAGCGCAACATACTCGACCCGATCATGGAGATGGTCGGTGAAGACCGTTTCAAGGTCAAGGGCGGCGAGGCGTCATTTTACGGCCGCACGATCTACCTCTGTGGAGCCAGTGACGCGCGAGCTGAAAACAAGATTCGAGGCATGACGCTGGCCGGTGCATATGGCGATGAAGTGACATTGTGGCCTGAATCGTTCTTTAAAATGCTGCTGTCACGTCTCCGCGTGCGCGGAGCGCGTCTCTTTGCTACAACCAACCCGGACAGTCCGTTTCACTGGCTGAAGACTGAATACCTCGACCGCGAGGGTGAATTGAACCTGCGGAGGTTCCCGTTTCGGCTTTATGATAATGTCCGTCTCGACCCTGAATATGTCAGATCGATCGAGAAGGAGTACACGGGGCTCTGGTATCGCCGTTTTATTCTGGGTGAATGGTGCCAGGCCGAGGGCGCGATCTTCGATATGTTTGAGGAGTCTCGCCACGTCGTCGAGACTTCGACGCTGGAGATGCGATTTTCGCTGCTTCGTCAGTGCGTCGGTGTCGATTACGGAACGAACAACCCGACGGCAGCGATCTTGCTCAACGAGTATCAGGGACGCCCGCACAGATTCCACGCGGCTGCCGAGTATTACTATTTCAGCCGGGCACATCAGCGCCAGAAGACGGATTCTGAATACGTGAGCGACTTCGAGACGTTCTATTCAGACCATGATCTGTCAAAAAACAGAGTGCCGCTCATCATCGACCCTTCCGCTGCTTCCCTGAAACTGGAAGCGAGACGGCGGGGTTTTTCTGTATATGACGCGAACAACGCCGTGCTCGACGGTATCCGCACGGAGAGTTCAATGCTGACGAACGATCTGCTGACGTTTTCCCCGGCGTGCAGTTGTCTCAGGGCAGAAATTCCGTCTTACGTCTGGGACGCGAAAGCACAGGACGCCGGCATAGACGCACCCGTCAAAGCAAACGATCACGCCTGCGACGCCCTGCGTTACGCTGTGATGTATCTGAATGGACATCGTGTTTCGGCTGGCGCGCTGTCGATGTATTAAAACGAGGTGAGGAACATGCCCGAAATTATCATACCAACGGCGACGAGCACCGAGGAACCGAGCCGCGTGGCGCCCTATACCACGCCGTCGCTTGTGTACACGACCATGCTGCCCATGCTCCAGAAAATGCGGGACGTGTACGGCGGCAACAAAACGATGCGCGAGGCCGGAAAGAAATATCTGCCGATGTTGCTCAAAGAGAGCGAGGAGGCATACAAGGCGCGTCTTGTCGCCTTGACGATCCCGAATAGTCTGAGAGAGGCGATTCGAGGATATGCGGGGCGCATTTTTGCCAAACCGACGACGAAGGGCGAAGACTTCGACGAGGCGTTCAACGCGTGGTGGGAAGACATTGACCGGCTGGGCTCAAAGGCAGACGTGTTTTTCCGGCGCGTCGTGGCGTCAGGCATTCTGAGCGGGATTTCGTGGGTTCTTGTCGATATGCCCGCGTCCAATGCAGAAAATCTGGCACAGGAACGCGAAATGAACATTCGCCCGTACTGCCGAAAGTATGACGCGCTCGATGTGATCTTCGTAGAAGCAAACGAACAGGGACAGATCATCGACTTTCGCGTTCGGGAGACCGCCTTTCAGACGGTCGAGCTGGTGCAGAAACAAGTCACGATCATTCGCCGCTATACCCCGGGACTGTGCGAGGTCTACAACGTAACGACGGGGCAAGCGACGGCGTATGCGCTTTCATACCCGGCGCATTATGGAGTGCCTGTCGTGCCCTATGTTGCCGCTGATGAAGTCGGCTCTGGGTATTACGTAGAACCTCCGATGCTCGATATGGCAGACCTGTCGATCCGGCTGTGGAACAGTCAGGCCGAACAGGACAACTGCTTGCACATTGCTCGCTGTCCTATTCTCTTTGCTCGCGGCTGGAAGCCCGAGGCAAATGACGGGAAAGGTGAAATGGTCGTCACGACAACGCAAGTGTACTATTCAGAAGACCCCGCAGCATCTCTCAACTGGATAGAGCATTCAGGTGCAGCGTTGGGAGCTGGGCGTGACGATATAGAATCGTTGCAGAGACAGATTCAGGCAGCCGGTCTGAAACCGCTTCTCAATATGGGCGGCGACCGTACTGCAACCGAGGTAGATTCCGACGATATGCGAGCTTCGTCGCCGCTGCGGAACATGGCCGACAACGCTCAAGACATGATCGAGAACGTATTGCGGTGTATGGCGCGGTGGATTGGCCGTGATGATGGGCCGTCTGTTTCACTGAACTCGAATTTCGAGATCACGCGGTATGACGGCGGCGCGATGTCGTCGCTGATGGACATGCGGGACAATGGCATGATTACGAAAAAGACGCTCCTGAAAGAGGCACAGCGCCGCGGATTGCTGTCTGACGATCTGAACCTCGAAGACGAGCTCAATGCGGCATTAAAAGAAATTCCGGGGAATGCGCTTCTCGACCTCCGAGGCACCGACGCAAACGGATTCCCGCGCACCATACCTGCAAACGGCCTTCCGCCTGGCGTAAGCATCAATGCCGGCCCGGCGAGAGTTTAAATCAAGTAAACAGCGGCCCTGCGTGATGCAAGGCCGCATTTTTATTACAAGGCTGTGGGCGGGACGCCCATGACCCGAATCGGGAGGATTCAAACATGCTGAAGTACAAACTGTCTCAGAACGAATTTGCAGGGCTTGAAGAGGGAATCCGAAAGCTCTACAAGGCCGATGGCGAAAACTATGTCCTTGATCTTGAAGGCGTCGAAAATACCGATGGACTCAAGAGTGCGCTGGCAAAAGAGCGAAAAAATGTTACTGAGCTCAAAGAGGCGCTGAAGGCGTGGAACGCCACCGGCAAAAAGCCGGAAGAAATTTCCGAGCTGCTGAAAAAGGCCGAAGAAGATGAGCGCAAGCGCTTTGAAGCCGAGGGGAACTACAAGGCCATGCTCGATCAGGTGAAGTCTCAGCATGAAAAAGAGCTGAAAGACCTTCGCGACACGATCGCCCGCTACAAAGCGGAGCGTGAGGTGAGCATGATCGACCAGGCGGCGACCAAAGCGATCGCAGAGGCGAAAGGGAAGGTCAAACTGCTGCTGCCGCTCATCAAGATGTCGGCGAAGGTTGTAGAGGAAAACGGCAAAGAGGTCGTTCAGATTTTCGACGGGAACGGTGTCGCGCGTGTGAACGCCAAAGGCGAGTTCCTTTCAATCCCCGAATGGGTGGACGAACTGAAAAAAGACAAAGACTATCAGAGCGCTTTCGACGCGACGGGCAATTCCGGCGCTGGTGGAAGGGGCTCTTTTTCGTCTGCTGGCTCAGTTCCGCAGAATCCATGGGGTAAGGAATCCGTCAATTACACCGAACAGGCGAGACTCATCAAAAACGACCCCCAGCGGGCTATCGCGCTGGCCGCACAGGCCGGAGTGAAGCTCAGTTTAAAAAAAGAGGAGTAAAAAACTATGGCGAAAACTGCTATTGCTGACGTTCTGGTCCCGGAAGTCTTTATCCCTTACGTTGTGAACCGTACTGCTGAGAAGTCCGCTTTTTGGCAGTCGGGCATTGTCGGAACCCCCGACGTTGAGATCGGTGCGAACCTGACCGCAGGCGGCAACACGGTTAATATGCCGTTCTGGAACGACCTGGCCGGTGATGACGAAGTTCTTTCCGACGCCTCGTCTCTGTCGGTTGATAAGATCACCGCGGGCAAGGATATTGCCGTTGTGCATTTCCGTGGCAAGGGGTGGAGCGTGAACGATCTGGCCGGGCAGCTCTCCGGCGACGATCCGCTTGCCGCGATTGCTGGCCTTGTCGGCGACTGGTGGGCACGCGTCATGCAGAAGACCCTTCTGGCGGAGCTGAAAGGTGCGTTTGCAGCCACTTCGATGTCCGGCAACGTCGCTGATATTCACGCGACGTCGAATGTAACCGACGCGAACAAGATTTCGGCTGCTTCGTTTATCGACGCTTCGCAGGTGCTTGGAGACGCGCGCGACAACATCACTGCCGTCGCTATGCACTCGGCTGTTGAGACGGCGCTGCTGAAAAAGGACCTCATTGAGACCATTCGCGACAGTGAAGGACGCTTCGTGATGAAGACGTTCCTTGGCCGTCGTGTCATCGTGGACGATGGCCTGCCCTTCGACAGCACGACCAGCACGGCGACGACTTATCTGTTCGGTCAGGGCGCGTTCGGATTCGCCGAGGGCGGCACTCTGGCCCCGCTTGAGTACGATCGCGACATTCTGGCCGGAGACACGGTGTTCACCAACCGCCGCGCGTTCGTGCTTCACCCCCGCGGCATTAAGTGGAAGGGCACGGCCGCTGGTGCAAGCCCGACGAAGACTGAGCTTGAAACCGGTACGAACTGGGAGCGCGTCTACGAGAATAAACAGATTCGCATGGTCCAGTTCATTCACAACGTTTGATAAGATCAAAGAAGGGGGACTGTTGCAACAGTCTCCCTCTTTCTTTTAAGGTACTGAGGAGGTGTCTAGATGGGGCTTTTTGCTTTTAACGCAATGCGCAGAAAAGCCGAGGCTGAAGCTCTCAAGAAGGCTGAGCCCATGCAGGCTGCGGAAAAGCCTGTCACGGTAGAAGAGCCAGCGCCGGTGAAAACGGCCGTTAAAACCCCTGAGGCAGAAACGGCCGTTGTTGAGAAGAAAAAACGCAAGAAGGCGGCGACGGTCGAAAAGAAGGAGGAGTAGCCTATGTCTCTGACCCTTGGCGTCGATTCCTACGTGACGCTCGAAGAGGCTGATCTTTATCATGAGGGCATGGGAAACGTCTCGTGGCCGCAAACGCCAGACCCCGACGAAAACGACGTAGCAGGCAAAAAAGAGGCGGCGTTGCGGAGAGCGACTTCGTTCATTGACAACCTCGCGCGCGGCAAGTGGCGCGGAACGAAGGCAAGCAAAACACAAAAGCTCGCTTGGCCGCGAACGGACGCTTACGATGAAGAAGGTTTTGAGATCGACGAAACGGTGATCCCGGAGCCGTTGAAAGACGCTGTTTGTGAGGCTGCGCTGAAAACGTTCACGGGCACTGACCTGATGCCTGACAACCGAAAAGCGAACGTCGCGTCGGAGGCTGTTTCGGGCGCTGTCAGTCGTTCGTATTTTCAGAATAAATCGTCCCTGCCGGTTTATAACTACATCTGCAAGCTGTTGGAGGGCCTTGTCACGGGCAACCTTTCAAGCTCCAGCGGTTCGATTCGAGCGCGAAGCGGATTGAAGGTGTACTGATGACGCTTTATGACGACATGGCCGAATGTGCACTTGATATGCTCGTTGAGTTCGGGGCGGACGCTGTGATTCAACGCAAAACGCTGGCGACCGCGACGACGGCCGCCGGTTCGACTGAAATCACAACTCCCAACGCAACTACTTCTACGCCTGCACCATGGGAAGTTCCTGAGACCGCGACGCTGGAATATCCCTGTAAAGCCGTTGTCAGTAACTACCACGAATCGGTGCTGAACGGCAGCGCGATCAAACAAGGCGATAAAAAAATAATCGTTGCTGCGTCAGGTTTGACTATTGAACCGGCGGTGACGGATGTGATCGTGTGCAGCGGTATCGCATACAACATTGTCTCCGTGACGGTTGTCTCGCCGGCTGGAACGCCGATCATCTACGTTGTCCAAGCGAGGTTGTGACAATGAAGGCTGCGAACAAGAATTTTTCAATGGTGCTGCAAAAATTCTTTAAGTCTGTTGCCAAGAAAAAGCGAGTTGAGGTCGTGAAGGATGTCGCTCTGGAATTCTACATTCGTCTTACAGAGAACAGTCCTGTAGCCTCGGGCTGTTATCGCGCAAACTGGGGCGCTGACATCGATAAAAATTACAGCGGCGCCGATAAGTCGCTCACTAAAAACGATTGGAGCGAACGTGAAAGCGAAGTGCTCGAAGTCATTGATTCATTCAGTGACAAAGACAAGTCAATCAAGTTTGCGAACAATCTACCTTATGCCCGCCGCATTGAATTCGGATGGTCTCAACAGGCCCCGAACGGCGTTGCTCGAATTTCTAGAGCTGAAATCCTCGCGTACATCAAGGAGAAATACGGCAAATGATCCAGACGTACAGAGAAGAGTTCGAGGCGCTTCACAATGTCTTTCGTGCGGGCTGGGATGGCACAACGCCGATTGCCTGGGAGAACATTTCGTATCAGCCGCAGCAGGGTGTGCCGTGGGTGAGGTTTACAGTCATGCCGGCGAAATCAGCGCAAGCATCCATCGGAGCGCCAGGGGCGAACTATTACCGTTATCCCGGTGTGATCGATGTGCAGATTTTCACGCCGAAATTTGCCGGTGCGAGGGCTGCACTGGACCTTGCAGACAGAGCGATCGGTATTTTTCATGATCTCGACCTTGAAGGCTTCCACTTTGAGCCAGGATACAAAACCACGATGCCATCGTCTCACGATGACGGCTGGCATCAGACGAACGTCACGATCCATTATCGACGTGACGCGATCAAATAACGGAGGCGATAACGATGTCTCGTTTTGTCATGGCTGATACCACTCAGCTTTCGTATATCAAAGAAGTGACGTGGGGAACGACGCCGGCTTCGCCCGCGATGCAGGTTCTCCGTCTTACGTCAGAGAGCCTGACGTATAACCCCGAAACGGTCACGAGTCAGGAGCTTTCCCCCGATAGAAACATCAAAGACCAGATTCTCACTTCGGCTGGTGCTTCCGGTGGAATGAACTTTGAGTTTTCCTATGGTGCGTTTGACGGTCTGCTCGAAAGTCTTTTCTACAACGACTGGAACAATGATGTCCTCGTCAATGGGCTTGCAGAGAAGTCTCTGACACTGGAGAAGAGATTTTATCGCGGCATGAGTTCTGACGCGTCGCCGGTTCCCATGTATGACTATTTCCGCTTCAGGGGAATGGTCGTGAACACGATGAATCTTAACATCGCAGCCAGTGAGATCATCACGGGCGATTTCGACTTCATGGGGAAAGGTGCAGTTACAGATACGGAGATCATTGCAGGCGAGACGTACCTTGACGCACCTACCGAAGACGTTCTCTCTGCCTCATATAACGTTGGTACTTTGACGATGAGCGGATTCACATCTCCTAAGCTGGCTAGCGTATCCCTGAGCGTGACGAACAACCTCCAGGGGGCAAACGTCGTCGGCAGTCATGAGTATGCTGACATTGGCGCAGGGACGTTCGCTGTCTCGGGCAGCATCGAGGCGTTCTACGACAACCTCGACATGTATCACGCGTTCCTTGAAGGAACGGCGTCATCGCTCGCTATGACCATCGGAAAGAAGACTGGCCAGAAGTACACGATCGAGATTCCGAAGCTGAAATTCTCTAGCGGTGAGATCGTTGCCGGAGGCCAGAATCAGTACGTCATGGCCAACATGAATTTCCAGGGGCTGCTTGATGCGACGCTCGGCGGCACGATGAAGATCACAAGAGGAGTTGCATAAAAATGGCAGGACTGTACGAAACATTCAAGACCGACAAAACACTCGAAAACGACGGTCGCTGGATCGACTACGGCGATATTGGTGCTTCGTTCAAAATCGCCAGCGCCGACACAGCTCTCTATCGTAAGTTCATGGCGGAACAGCTCAGACCGTTCCGCGCTCAGATCGACAATGACACGATGGCGCAGAAGGATATTCAGCGCATCACGATTGCCGGTTTCGTCTGCTGCATCCTCAAAGACTGGAAGGGTGTCACCGATGAAAACGGCAAAGAACTGCCCTTCAATCAGGAGAACGCGAAAAAGGTCATGGAAGACCTGCCCGTGCTGTTCAACGATCTGATGAAACAGGCCCGCGATTACACGACTTTCGTGCGCAGGGCGAATGAGCAGACCGCAAAAAACTCAGGGAATACCTCCGCTGGCAATTAGAGTGGGGGAAGTATGAAAAGAGAATGACACCGCCGCCAGGTGAACCGGTTCCGCAATTTATCCTAGACAAGCCCCGGCTCAGCACGCCGGAAGAAGAATATTTCATTGAAGTGTTCTACACACTGTCAGGGTCAAGAAACACTGGTTTTGGCGTCGGTGCCATTCCCTTATCGGAGTATATGGCCTATTTCCAGATTTACGAAATTGACGATCTGCAATCCCGCGACGACATTCTGTATTTCTGCGGTCAGCTCGACCTCGAATTCCTTGATCATTTCGAGCGGAGGAGCAAAAGAACGCCGCCGAAAAGTTGAATAAAGAACTGATAAATATTGACTTTATCACGAAAAAGGGCGGTGATTTTTAATGGCTGATGAGCAGAGTGTAAGTGTATTTATTAACGCCGATACGCAAGGGATGATTCATGCTGCTGATGAAGCTGTTGCGCATATCAACAGAAAACTCGAAGAGGTACAAAAGAACGCTCAGTCGGGTGCGGACAGCATGGGTGATGCGTATAAAACTGCATTGCAGGATGCCGCTCGTCAGATTGAGAACATTCAGCTTGCACTGAAACACCTTGTTGAGGAAGTGAACGTGGGTAATGCCAGCCTGAAAGAATTCTCTGATCTTGGCAATCTGAAGAATCTGAAAGGGGCTTCGGCATCTGCTGAGGGTTTGCGAGAACTGACAGGGACGTTCAACACTCTCAAAACCGCAGTAGGAGAAGTAAAAAGCGAATTTAACAGCTTCGTCAAGGAAAACGGCGAAAAGCTAGGGATGAACACCCAGCAGTGGAAAAACAGCTTTGAAGCGATCCGAACAGGTTTAGACCATACTGGCAGATCACTAGGACATTTAAGCGAAGCAGCGCAAAATGGGATGTCGCGTGCCACAGACGCGGTAAAAGAGTTTGAAAAGCATAGTGGCTCGCTAGATAAAATCACAGCAAAGGTTAAATCCCTCGCTGCGGCTTATCTATCCTTCCGTGGCGTGAAATCACTGATTTCTGGTGTCATGAGTGCGACGATCTCTCAGGAAGGCGCTGAACGCGTACTTGCAGGTCGTGTTGCCGCTACGAGCGGCGCGGCTGGTTTTACGGCGTATGATTTAAAAGAACAGGCGAAGAACCTTCAGGATGTTACAACGTATAGCGATCAGGCCATCATGCGTATGCAGTCCATGGTCATGATTTTCAAATCTATACGAGGAGATAATTTTACTCGCGCAACTCAGGCAGCAATGGACCTTTCTACCGCGATTGGCGGCAGTCTGACGACAAACGCCATGAGACTGGGGCGCGCTCTTGAAGACCCTCTCAAGGGAATGGGGCTTTTACGCCGTGCGGGCATCGTGCTGTCGCAAAGTCAAAACCAGCTTATAAAGGACTTCATGAAGACTGGCGATATTGCGAAAGCGCAAGACGTGGTTCTGAAACAGATCGAGGGCACTATCGGAGGCGCTGCAAAAGCCTATCGTAATTCGCTCGGCGGTGCGCTTGCAGCTCTGCGTGTTAAATGGAACTCTTTGAAAGAAATGAACGATCGGAAGGCGTTTGGCGGTTTAACTGACGCCGTAAACGATCTGATTAAGGCGTTGTCGTCGAAGCAGGTTGATGAATTTAGAAAATCGCTGGGTGACTTGGTAGGAGGCGCCATCAAAGGAACGATCTCAGCGATGCAGACTCTTGCCGATAACGTCACTGGTGTCAAGATGGCTTTCTCTGCCCTGATGGGTATGAAGATTATGTCTTGGACAATGGACCTGATCGGGTATATTGGTAGCCTAGCCGCTAAATTCGGCTCTTTGTCAGCTGCACTAAAAGCTGCAACCGCAAGCGGTGCCGGATGGTTGGCCGTTGCGGCATTGATAGCAGCTGGGGCAAGTTGGTCGAGCGACCAGAAAGCTAAAAACTTGTTGAAGATCCAGAACGAAGCTGGAGAAGCATACAAAAAAGATCACGGTGTGTTGTCGCAAGCGGATATGGCAAAACAGACAACCGAACAACTAAAGCAGATTTTACGCGTTAATCAAGTGCAAAAAGAGCAGTTTGAATCAGAAATAGCAGAGTTAGAGGCTGCAAAAAAGTTTCGCGATGAAATAGATGTGAGCGGAAGACAATCGGAAATACTTGCCCGAGAAAAGAACGATGTGGATTTTAAGACTTATACTAAGGGACAATCCGCAGACGTTGAAATTGCTCGCATTAAAGGCCGCCAAGCCGCTCTTGCAGAAGAGACAACATATGCAGAAACGAGATTGGAACAGCTAAAAATTGCAGCTGCCGGTGGTGGCTCGGCTGGACTGAATCCTCAAGATTACATGAAATCTGGCAAAACTCGAAGCGGCAAACATGGCCGCACGAAGTCTGAGGTCGCACAGATGATGGACAAATTCAACGTTCTCAAAGACCTTAGCACTCAGGATGCGGCACAAGTTGCCGGCGAGCAGTTGCCTACTCTTGAAAAACTGCGCGACACTTTGCAGCCGATGAGCGACGACTGGAGAAAGGTCACTGCGACGATTGAACAGTGCAAAGAGGCCGTCAAGAAGGCTAAAGATGAAATGTTCTCAAATTTGGCCTGGGACAATCAGCACGGCTTTCTCGGTGATCTTGAGTATTACCAGAAGCTCCGTGACGAAGTTGGCACGCTTACGCAAGGCACGGATGAATGGAAAAAGCGATTCTCTGAGCTTTCCAGCATTGCCGACCGTCTGATCGACAAAGAGTACGAAAAAATCTATAAGGAATTCGAGAACGGCAAGATCACACTTGACGAGTACGAACAGAAACTCAAAGAGGTAGCCGAGCTGTATGGAACTGGTCTTCCTGCTGTCAGAAAAAAAGCCCTTGAAGATTCGAACAAGATGGTCGAGCGTGAGAAGAGAAACATCTATGATTTAAAGTCCTTTACGAATGACTGGATCAGTGATCTTCGAGAAGGACTCACAGATGCTTTGATGGACTTCAACACGCTAGGTGACACTCTGTCCAATCTGGGCAAGCAACTAGAGCGTTTTGCCTTGCAGATGGCACTCTTTGGGCAAAACGGCACAGGCGGGCTTCTTGGCGGTCTGTTCGGGAAACTTGGCAATTCAATGACGGAATTCTTCGGAAACATGTTCGGCATGCCTAGCGCGCTTGGCAATGTCTTCGATCAGCATGGGCTCGTTAAGTTCGCGAACGGTGGAATTGTCAATAAGCCGACCCTGTTCCCATTTGCGAAAGGTACCGGCCTCATGGGCGAAGCAGGCCCGGAGGCGATCATGCCGTTGCAGCGAGACTCCCAAGGACGGCTTGGTGTTTCGGTTGCGAATAACGCACAGGCAGCGGGCAATGTCACTTATGCGCCTGTCATCAACGTCAATGTGGAGAATAACGGCAGCGGCGACATGAGCGCGCAGCAGGCGAATCAGATGAGCCGCCAGGTAAGGGAAGTAGTTGACGCACGAATCGCAGATCAGCTTTCAGAGTACAAACGTCGCGGATTCTTCCGTGCTGGTGGTGCGTACGCATAAGGAAGTGAACAAATGTCATACAACACGTTCGTTCCACCGAGACTGCCGACATCTCAGAGCGTTCAAAGGCAAATCAGAACAAAGGAGAACGGCTTCGGTGATGAGTATTCTCAAGTGATCCTCAATGGTATCAATGCAGAGACTCGTACGCTTTCGCTCAGATGGGATCGTCTGCGTCCCGCTCAGGCAGCACAGATAACGCAGTTTCTTTCAGCGCAGAAGACGAAACCGTTTTATTGGCAGTCGCCGTATGACAGCACTGTCGGAAAATGGCGCTGCGTGCAGTGGACAGAAGATCAGCAGACGACAGTCGTGAATCTGTCAGCTGAGTTCAAGGAGGTGTTCGCCTGATGCCCGTCAAACTTCTCTCTGAAACCTCGCAGAGCCTCAATCCCGGCGCGTTTATCTTCCTGTACACGATGGACTGTTCCTCCCTCGGCGGGCCGATCCTGCGCTGGGCGAACTGCTGCGAGGAAGACGGCACCCCTGTAAGGTTCGGCGGACTGGAATACCCCCCCATGAACTTCGCCGCCGAGGGCTTCACCTGGGAGGGCGACGTGCTGCCGCGGCCGAAGATCACCACGTCCGTTGCCGATGAAGAGGGTACCATCCCGCAGCGGATGCTCGACCTCATATTTGGCTATAAGGGCGGTCAGGGCGCGACTCTGTACCGCATCCGCACGCTCGATCGCTACCTCGACGGACATGAAGACGGCGGCGAGAGCATCGCCTATCCTTCCGACGTTTTCCTGGTGGATCGCGTCAGCGTCAACAAGCAGAACGCCGTCTGGGAACTGCTCGCGCCGCTGGACCTCCCCAACCTCAAACTGCCCAGCCGGCAGATTTTGCGCGATGCCTGCCCGTGGATCTATCGTCATTGGGACAGCGGCGCCGGCCGGTTCGTGTATGACACGTCGGATATGGCCTGTCCTTATGCTGGCGAACGGTGTTATACCAAAACCGGCGCTGTGGCCGATGAAAGCGGCGACGTATGCGGACACCGCCTAAGCGACTGTGTATTGAGATTCGGCGAGGGCAATCCCCTGTATTACGGAGGTTTCCCCGGCGTCGCCAGAACGAGGGCATAAACATGATCGACTTCAACAACGAAATACTGACAGAAAAAATCAGGCTGCACGCCGTCGCGGAATACCCGCGCGAATCGTGCGGCCTGATCCTTTCCAATGGAGAATATCTTCCCTGCGAAAACACGGCGCATGATCCTGAACACGACTTCCGGATCGCCGTCAAAGAGATGGCCAGGAACATTGCCGCTGTCGTCCACAGTCACCCGGACGGCCCCGGCGAGCCGACCGCAAGCGACATGCAGTCACAGATTGCTTGCGGCGTGCCGTTTGGGCTCTGCGTGTCGTATTTGGATTATGCCGAGCGCCCGTTCTTCTGGGGGGACACGCTGGAACCGCCGCCGCTCATCGGGCGCGAGTTCCGACACGGCCCCAGCGGCACCGACGGCCGCGGTGACTGCTATGCCCTTGTGCGCGACTGGTATCGGCAGGTACGCAGTGTTACGCTGCCCGATTTTCCACGCGATAATGACTGGTGGCGCAGCGGCGGAGACCTGTACACGGACCACTTTGCCGAAGCCGGATTCCGACCTCTGAGGGCAGACGAACTGCCTGATACAGGCGACGTGGCCCTGATCATCGTGCCCCGGTCAGCCGTCGTCAATCACGCGGCCGTGTACCTTGGCGACGGTCTAATCCTGCATCATCTCTACAACCGTCTTTCCGTCCGCGAGCCAGTGGGACGCTGGCAGCGGCACATTGTGAGGTGGATACGCTATGAGACGTAGGATCATCCTGCATGGCGCGCTGCGCCGTCGCTTCGGCAAAGTGTATTTTCTCGACGTGGACACGCCGGGAGAAGTGATCCGCGCTCTTGGCGTCCAGCTGCACGGATTTTTGACGTTTATCCGGCACGGTGAGTTTCGCGTCATGCGCGGATCATACAACCTTGACGACACGGAGCTGATGATGCACCTGGGCGCGGAGACTGATTTCCACCTTGTCCCCGTCGCCTGCGGCAGCAAGCGCAACGGGCTGTTGAAAGTCATCCTCGGCGTGGCCCTTATCGGTGTCGGCTTTGCCGTTGCAGGCGGCGCGGCAGCAGCCGGTTCGGCGGCAATGGCGGCCTTCGGCAAAAACATGATCATGTTCGGCGCGGGAATGCTGTTAAACGGCCTCGGCCAGATGCTCAGTCCAACGCCCAGCATCGACAGCAGTCACGAAGGAGCGGCTACGCGGCAGAGCTACACCTTCGGCGGCGCCGTCAACTTGACGGAAGAAGGCAATATCGTGCCCGTCATCTACGGCACAATGTGGAGCGGAAGCGTTGTTATCAGTGCTGGCATGTATCCCGAAGAGGTGATCTGAGATGAGCAAAAAATCCAGCGGCGGCTCCTACCGTTCGCCAGTCGAACAGCCGGATACCCTGCAATCCACTCAGATCGTCACCATCGTCGACGCCATTTCCGAGGGCCCGATCGAGGGACTTGTCGACGGTGATAAATCGATCGCCCTCAACTACACCCCGTTGCGCACGCCCGAAGGTACACTGACGTACCAGAACGTGAGCTGGGACAGCCGTCTCGGGACGCCGGATCAGGAAGCGTACACCGACATTCCCGGTGCGGAAGCCGAGCAATCTGTCGGCGTCGAAGTGACGAACCTGTTCCCGAAGAAAATAGGCCCCGGAAGCGGCAGCGTCACGCGCCAAATGTCAAACACCAACGCCACCGACGTGCGCATCACGCTCATGGTCCAAGGTCTGTACGAGCAGAAGATGGAAGGCGACAACGTTGGTGATACCGTCGCTGCGTCGGTAAGCTACCGCATCTTGATCAAGAACAAAAACGGCACTGTGCTGCATGACAAAGCGGAGACGAAAACAGATAAAACTACCTCGTCTGCGCAGTGGTACCTCAAATTCGCCCTTGACCGCAACGGACCGTGGACGATCACCGTATACAAGACCAGCGAAGACAGCGACAAGAGCAACATCAAGACCGATCTGTACTGGAGCAGTTACACCGAGATCGTCGGCTATCCGATGGTCTATCCGCATACGGCCACCGTGATGCTGCGCGGCAGTGCCGAGACATTTGGTGGCTCTGTACCGTCACGCGCGTATCACGTCAAGGGACTGCGCATCGAGGTGCCGAGCAACTACGACCCCGAAACGCGCACCTATACCGGCATCTGGGACGGCACTTTTAAACTGGCGTGGACCGACAACCCCGCTTGGATCCTCCGCGACCTCATCCAGAGCAACCGGTACGGCCTGCGCAAGTTCTTCCCGCCGGCACAGCAGGGCCGGGAGCTCGTAGATAAATGGACGCTGTACCAGCTGGCGCAGTATTGCGATCAGCTTGTGCCCGACGGTGAAGGCGGAAGTGAACCGCGTTACACCTTCAACGGCCAGATCATGGGCAGCGGCGAAGCGCGTGAGGTGCTTCAGTCGATCGCCTCAGTCTTCCACGGCATGACCTACTGGTCCTCCGGCATGATCTTTGCCCGTGCCGACATGCCCGCCGATCCCGTCAAGCTCATCTCACAGGCCAACGTCATTGACGGACTGCTGACGTACAGCACCGGCAGCGCCCAGGAACGCCACAGCGTCGCCCTTGTCACTTGGTACGACCCCGACGATTACGGCCGTGCGCGTGTTGAACCTGTCTATGACTGGGACGCGTATCACCGTTACGGCTACCGCCCCGTGCAGGTGACGGCCTATGGCTGCACAAGTCGAGGCCAGGCATACCGCCAGGGACTTTGGACGCTGCTGACGGAAGATGAACAGTGGCAGTGTACGGTTGAAGTCGGCCTTGACTGCTACGACCTGCTGCCGGGCGATTTTGTCAAAGTCGCCGACCCGACGGCCATGGGCGTGAGATTTACCGGCCGGATCAAGAGCATATCCGGCAAAACGGTGGTGCTTGACGCGCCGGTGCCGCTGTCCGATGGCGAGACCTACGAGCTGGGTATCATCATGCCGGATGGCAACGAAGAAAAACGCGCAGTCGTTACACGAGGCGAGACCGATACTCTGACAGTCGATCGCGCCTACAGCAGAACGCCTGTGGATTCCGCTCTGTGGGTACTGACCGGCACCGACGCGGCGCCGCGGCTGTTTGCCGTGCGCAGCATCTCGGAAAAAGGCGGAGACAGTGCCGCGCTGGAACTCTCCCTGCGCGAAGTGCATCTGTCCAAGTATGCCGAGCTGGAAGGCGGCCTTGTGCTGCCGGAGACACCCGGGCGAATCAGCAAAAGCAGCCTGAGCCTGCCAAGCGGCTTGAACGTGACAGAAACGACGTACACCAGCAACGGTCTGCCGATCCAGCGCCTCACGTTTGCCTGGGCGGCGACAGGCGACCCGGAAGTGTCGATGTACGAGCCTCAATATAAAGCGCCCAACGGTTCGTGGACGAACTATCAGGCGCAAAAGAGCTTTTCTATTGACGTTCCGGTGGCTGCTCCCGGCGACTATCTTTTCCGCGTTCGCAGTGTGGCGACCGACGGCCGCGTTTCCGGTTGGGCGGAGATCAGTTACCGTTCCACGGGAACGACCACCGGGCCGAAGCCTGTTGCAAACCTCAGGGCTAAAGGCGGTCAGAACAGCGTGCTTGTGTCGTGGACCATCCCGCAAGACGCGTTGGCCGGCTATTACGAAGTGTGGATGAGCGACGAAGGCGAGGACGAAACGACCGCGCGACTGATGGCGAAAATCTACGCTGACAACTTCACCGTTTCCGGTCTGGACGCCTCGACGCCGTACTGGTTTTGGGTGAGAACGGTCTCTGTTGTTGGGCAGGCGGGCGAGATGGTCGGACCGGTTGGCGCGGTCACCGAAGCTGTCAAGCCGCCGGATATCCCCGATGGAACTCTGGCCGAGAGCAAGTTGAGCAGCCTGCTCCGGCAGAAGATAGAGCGCAGCTCCGTCGCTATTGAATCGCTGAGCGATGCTGTCATCCACAATGCCGTTAATGTGGCCGAAAGTCGTGAGGAGACTGACGGTGCTCTTGCTGAAGCCAAACTGACGCTGGGGACGGCCATCACCGAAAACCGTGAGGCTATTGCCGAGGCGCGGCTGGAACTGAATTCCAGGATCGACGACGCTGATTCCCGTATCACGATCGTCTCGCAGACTGCTGCGAGCAATCAAAGTGCGATTGCGACGATCCGTTCCGAGCTGATATCAAAGTTCGGCGCAGGATACGCGACATATGATGCTTTGGCGCAGACTGTAGCAAATGATAACACCTCTTTGACGACATTACAGAAGGATCTCGTTTCGACGTTTGGGGCGAACTACGCAAAGTATAGTCAGACGGTGCAGACAGTGGCCAGCCTTGACGGAACAGTCGAATCACTGTGGACGCTTCGCACCGACGTGAACGGCCATATCAGCGGATTCGGCCTCAGCAACGACGGAGCGAGGTCTGATTTTGCCGTCGTCGCAGACCGCTTTTTTATCGCGGACCCTAATGACGCCGGCCGGGGGACTCAGGTATTCACTGTCGACGCCTCGACCGGTGCAGTGGTGATCCAGGGTAATCTTTTCGTCGACAGTGCAGGCAAAGCCGGCAGCGGATGGATACGCGGTTCGATGATCTACGCTAAAACGAAGATCGAACTGGCCGACGGAGCCATTGTGCTGGACGGCACACAGGGCAAAGTGACGGTATTCGACCCGGTAAGCCTGAAGGAAGAAGACAACGGAAATTACATGACCATTACGAGCGGATATCTGCGTCAGTATAAGAATCATTCGCTGGCGCGAGCTCTGGCAAATGTCGAGACGGGAACCTGTCAAAACGGGACCTGGTACACGCTTGCCAATACCTACAGCAGCCAGCCGGAAGTGAGCGTTTCGCCTCGCTCGATGCAGACATACAGCGCAGCATACAGTAGTCAATCGCAGACGCTTACCGTGGGTGTCACTTCTGTTGAATCTTTGGGCAGCGGCAAATACCGTTTTAAGCCGGAGATCAAACTGACGACCGAATCAGCAACGGCTTCGGTGACACCGCTGCCGGCGGCGATACCGGCAACGTATAACGAGTGGTACACGTATTATGTGCTGCCGTATGACCTGTCCGGGACTACGACGCAGACGAAAGAGACGGCGAGCGTGTCTGGGCCCGCAAATGTAACGAATGCGAAAGTCACGGTGCGTTTTTACACAGGCAACTGGAGCGGCAGGAATGTGTATAAATATACGATCCGCTGGCGCATCATGTACAGACTTACGTCTACATCGACATGGAGTTATGGGGCCTGGAGCTCGAAAACATCGCAAACATCAACGACATTCCAGACAATAACTCAGTCATTGTCTGTCTCGCTGACGGCAGGACAGTACACGTTTGCTGTGCAATGGGAAATCGTCTTTACTGGTTATAACAGTGTCAGCGCCGGCAGTGATACTTATCCCTGGATCGAGATCACTGAGATTGCCGTCACAAAAGCCGGCGGCGCGCAGCTTGCGACCGGCAGCGTGAATTTCATCGCGATCGGAGAGTAGACATATAGATCATGGCCGAGAAGCAAAAACACAAAATCTTTGTTGTTGATACACTCACTCACCAGGTCTACATCGCGGGCAATCTGTTCGTGCAGAGTGCAGACAAGGCCGGCGACAGTTGGATCATCGGGAATATGATAAGCGCCTCGTCCGTGATCGAGCTTGCGGACGGGGCGATTGTATTAGACGGCGTGAACGGGCGTATCACGGTATACGACCCGGCGAATCTGAACAATGGCAACTTTATACAGATCGAGAATGGCTTTGTTCGTCAGTACAAGGCGTACAAGCTCGTCAAAACATTGAACACGATCGAGACGGGAATCTGCCAGACAGGCGCCTGGAAAACGCTGGCCGGATATTATCTGCACAAGCCGTCGGTGTATGTTTCGCCGCGGCTGATCAACACGTTTGCCGCCTCGGGAGCGTCGCAAGATCAAAGTCTCGACACCTATGTGCAAAAAATCGCTCAGGTGAGCGCGGGCAAGTGGCGTTTTCTGCCCAGCGCAAGGCTGCTGCTGGCTTCGGGAGATTTCTTCGTGACGCCGCCGACGATCAAGAATTACACCAGCGCGGGGGACGGGGCGTCTGATTACACAACAACAAAAACGACACTGACTGACCAGATCACGATCACAGGCGCGAACGCGTTGACGGCTGTCGTTGAGTTTAAAACGAGCGCTTACTACGAAGGCAGCGATGGTCGTTATATGGGCGCGTCCACGTCAAAGTGGCGTATCCGTTATAAAAAGGCCTCAGCCACTGCTTGGAGCTATTCTGCCTGGAGCGACACCGAACGGACTGAATGGAACGACCGCGAACAGCACAGCGACACGATGGCGATTTCGTTTGCACAGGGCAGCTATGACGTGATCTTTGAATACGTCAACACGGTCATTACGTCGGGAGGCTGCCGAATCCGCTTTTCGCCAGGTGATCCCCGGCTTGACCTTATCCAGTACGGCACGTTTGAAGTGAAGTCGGTCACGCTGACATCATCGGCGAACACACTGCTTGCAAGCGGCTCGTTGAACTATCTCGCAGTAGGAGAGTGATACCATGTCCACAATTTTGCCGTTTGAAATCTACGGATGTTACACAGGCGGCACGGTCAACGTGACAAACGGCAGCGCCGTCGTCACGGGCAACAACACGATATGGAATGGAGAAAACAGCGGCAATTCGGTTGTCAATCCCGGTGACATCTTCACTGTCGACGACACCCGGCTTTATTTCATCGCCTCCGTTGACAGCGCTACGCAGATCACGCTCGACAAACCATACGTAGGAACGTCGGCACTGAACGCAGAATACCGTATCGTGTTTCAGGCAACGGCGCACTTTCCGGCCGACACAGCCACGAAGGTGGCGCGAATCATCGAACGCTACGAGCGCGGGCTCATCACCTGGACACAGGTCAGCGAAGCGCTGGCCGAACTGGAACACGTCAAAGCTGCTTATATCGGCGGCGCGATTGGTGAACCGGCGCTGTTCCGCACAGGCGAGCAGCCAGCCGGTTATCTGCTGATGAACGGCGGCACGTTCAGACCGACGGAATATCCGACGCTGTACGAAAAGCTGGGCAACACATCGACGCTGCCAGACTGGACGAGCAAAGTACCCGCATCCGGCTGGAGCTATTACATCCGCGCTGCTTTGCTGGGCGACGTGATGGGCGAGATCGAGCAGGCCAAGTTCGTCGTGCATACGCTGGAAACGGAAGAGAAAGCGTTCGCTGCGTATGACCTGGCGTCGAACACTCTTGATATTTTCATTCCGCGAGGACTGACGGGCGCTCAGGGACCGAAGGGCGACAAGGGCGACGCATTTACGTTTGCCGATTTTACGCCTGCTCAGCTGGAGCTGCTGCGTGGACCGCAGGGCGCTTCGGGCGTTGGTTTGCCGGGACCGCGAGGCGACAAAGGGCCGGATGGTGATCCTCCTGTTGGCCTGTCATGGGGTGGTTTTGAGATCACCGAACAAGGGGAGTTATGCTTGAACATGTACGGACTAGCAACAGGCGAAACGATGACAGGCGCGATCAACGACGACGGCGAATGCATTTTGACACTGACGACCGAGGAGGAATAACATGGCGATTCAAACGCAGATGAACCTGGGACGGGTGCGACCCGTCTATAAAGGTGCATATAACGCACTGGCGGCGTACGGCACGCTCGATATGGTGCTGTATGAAAAAGAAATCTGGATGATGGTCGCCCGGTCCTACACGCCCGGCGATCTGCCCGTGGATGCCGGCAACGGCCTTAGCGCTTCCGGCGCCTGGGCAAAGATCGGATACCAGGGCGAGCGAGGGGTACAGGGCAAAACGGGGCCCATCGGTCCGTATTACAGGCCCAGCGTTGCCGTTGATGGGACGTTTTCGTGGACGAACAATGGCGGCTTGGTCAATCCTGAGCCAGTCAAGATTGATCTGTACTGGCACACGATCAGCGGCACAGTAGCGAGAGTTAGTACGACGCAGTTCACCGTCGCCGACACGGAATCCGTAATCGTTGAAGGCCGCGGCGTGAGGATCAATGACGCGATCTTAACGCACATCAAATCTGTGTCAGTGGCGAATGATGTCACGACAGTCACGGTGGATACTGCCGTTGTGCCGGCGACGATCTCTAAAGTTGAAGTTGGAGTGCTCACCACTGACATGCTGCCGGTGACAAGCGACGCCTCAAAAAACAGTCCTCTTTGGGTGCCAAATTCGCAGGCTCTCGCGGCGGTGAAAGCTATCGCGGATGCAGCTGTGCCAATGTCTATGACGAGCTCCACCGGCGGCGCGGGAAAAATCCCCATTACCACA